TATTATATTCCAACAGAAAACGAATGGTATAAAGCTGCTTACTATAAAGGGGGAAGTTCTAATGCTGGATATTGGAATTTTGCTACCCAAAATAATAATGTTCCTACTCCTGCTGCTGCAAGCTTGATAGGAGGAGGTACTGTTAAAAATGTTAGCATAAGACCTATTAGTAGCGTTGGCTCTAATGTTAGTATTACTGGAGTTAGCGATACAATCTATAATACCACAATAGCTTTGACTTATGCTCAAGTTACTAGTAGTGGAGTCACCAAAATCACACCAGTAACTCAAAATGATCCGAAACTTCCTGTTAATTTTAGTTTGAGTAATAATTTAGCTAAATATAATATTAGTACAACATCAGCAAGATCTGGCAATATTGATTTGTGCTTTACTTTACCTAGTAGTATTAGTCTCTCTACTTTTAACAAGACAAAAATATTTCATACCAATGTTAGTGGGGTCACCACCAATATTACTATAACATCAGGAGCTAATGCTCCTAATTATAGTACTCGTACAATATGTGGAAGATCTACTAGTTTTAGTGATTTTCATATTGTTCCATCCAATGATATCTCAGAATATTCTGTTCCAACCAATATTAGCGGAACTGCTGGAAACAGTCAAATCGATCTTAGTTGGAGTATGAGTGATACTACAGATATTTTTGATTATGATATCAAGTTTAGTTCTGATAGTGGAAATTCATGGACAACATTTCAGCATCTTTCGACTACTGGTAATTCATTGTCTGTTAATGGATTAGTTAATAATACTCCTTATGTATTCAGTATTGCTGCTATTGGAGTTTCTGGAATTGGAGATTATTCGACAACTAGTTCTCCCTTTACTCCGATTCCATCTGTTCCAGATGTGGTTACTGGAGTTTCTGGGGTTGCTGGACCCAATAGTGCAACAGTATCTTGGGATGTTCCTAATAATAATGGATCAATTATTAATAATTATATTATACAATATAGTTCTGATAATGGTTCAACATGGAACACTTCTGCTAATACTATTATTGTATTTCCTGATGACGTATCTACAACTCGTACTTTAACTATTAATAATCTTAGTCCATCTAATAATTATACTTTTAGAGTAGCATCGGTAAATAGTGCAGGAACATCCAATTATAGCAACCCTAGTAGCTCTGTAACACCATTAGATGACTCTAATCCTTGGGGCACAGCAAACTCCAACTGGATTAGTGCTGGATTTACAGGAAGTGGAACACTAGCTAATCCATTTATTGCAACAACAATATCTCAACTCAATACATCAATAACAGTAAATACAAATGGTTATATAAATTGGGCCTGGGATAGTATGAGTTTAACAGATTGTGGTAATGATTATTTTGAAATTACAAGAACCGGAAATTCTGGTTTGATTAGTTATCAGTGCAATTCTGCTACTTCCGGAAACATACCAATTACTTCAGGTCAACAATTAATTATCAATCCAGACTCCACAGCAACACTGAATAATCTAAAAATTTGGTGGTCAGCAACACTTGCTACAACTACGACAGTTGCACCTACCACCACAACTACTACAACATCTACAACCACCACAACAACTGCTGCTCCTACTACCACTACAACCTCTGCTCCGACCACAACCACCACAACAGCTGCTCCGACAACAACTACCACAACAACCACAACTACAGCTTCTCCGGGAGATCCATACTATAATTTAGTAGAATTATTATTACATTGTGATAATCTTAATGGCGATGGATATTTAGTAGATAGTTCTCCACATAATAGAAGAGTATTTAGAGGCGGACCAACGATAAACTCAGATATTTCAGCACAAAGCCCAGTTGGTGGTAGCTCTCTCCAATTAAGCACATCTTCTGCGTATGATGGTAGTCCACCATTTCCTCTGCTTCCGGTTGGATTAGGCTTAAATGCTGGCACCGGAGACTTTACCTTTGAGTGGTGGGGTAAACACAATGGTAGTACTGATCCAAACGTAAGCGTTGGGATTGGAATTATCATGACTCAAACGCATAACGATCCCGGTAAAGCAATTATTGAATTCGGTCGTATTGGTGTAAATAGCACATACTACATGACCCTATCATGCAGATATGCTCAATTAGAGTATCCGTATTCACCGCGTAGACTTTGGACCGTTGATGTGATCTCACAAATGGGTCAGTGGACACATTATGCTATAAGTAGATCCAATGGATACACTAAAGTATTTATTAATGGGCAACAAGCTACTTTGGGTATAAGTGATGATTATAACAACGGCGGCGCTGGGCCGTGGCAGACTACTGCAACTTCAGCACTAGACACATGTGTATGGGATTTCCCATTTACTAATTCGGAATATAATAACATTGGAGCCTCTTTATTCGGATGGAGATGGGATAAAGCAAACGGACTAGTAGATGATATAAGATATACTGTAGGACTTGGAAGATACTCCACGTCCTTTACTGCTCCAGCATCTGCATATCCAGACACTGGGCCCGTCACTACTCCTCTTAAACCAACTGCTTTGACTCCAACTGGTGGAAATCAGCAAGTTTCTTTATCTTGGACTGCTCCATTTAGAAATGGTGGAGCTAGTATCACAGATTATGCAGTTCAGTACTCAAGTGATGGTGGTAGCACATGGACGACATTTAACGATGGAACCAGTGCAAGTACTTCAGCCATAGTTACTGGATTAACAAATGCTACAGCTTACAAGTTCAGGGTAGCAGCAATTAATTCTGCCGGAACTGGTCAATATACATCTCCAGTTGATGCTGTGCCAAATGAGCCAGTGACTATTACAACACAGCCAAAGAACGATTATGGTACAACTGGTAGTCAGAATGTAACCCTCAGTGTTACAGCGTCTGGTGGCGGTGGAAGCTTGTTATATCAATGGCAGTATTTTGGACCAAATTACGACATTGGCGATTATGACTACATTTGGCGTAACATTCCAGATGCTACATCGTCCTCGTATACGACCAACGGAAACACGATGTCTGGTTCCTATTTGCTTAGTTACGATTTCTATTATACCGGAAGTGCAAAACTTCGTTGCGCTATTTCTCCAGCTAGCGGTGGCTCGCCAACATACACAGATATTGTACGCTTCCTTCAGTTGGATATTCTTCACTCTCCATCAATGTATTGGGAGGGCAGTCAGGGCAATTATCCCAATTATGGACAACCACAGACATTTGCTCCTGCTAGCGGAGAAAATCTGATACTCAACTTGTCTGATTACGGAATGTCAAGTCCAGACGTATCTTGGTACACAGGCAATGACACAACCATTAAAGTACAAGTTGCTACCACTGGACATACAGACAGTGCTGACTGGACTGATTTGTACACAGTTGACCAACGACAGTATTTATACTTCTATGGTCATGTAATTATGCCATCCACAGGCACAAAATATTACCGTGCCATCGTCGTTCATAAATGGCCCTACACGGTCAACAACAGCACACAATCCGCTACATACGCAACGCCATATACTTGGCCGCGTTATGCGTATGATGTAGTACAAGTTACATGGCCATAAACAAGGAATAAAACATGACATTAAATACTCCACTAACATTGACAATAAACAACGAACAAATCGAAGTATCAAGCCTAGACGTTCTAATCATGGATCATGAATCTAAAAAAATAGCTTTGGCTAGATTGGGTCCAGCTTTTATGCCACTCATTTTATGGCGTGGTGACGATTATGATAATGCTGGTGACTATACTCAAGCTCAAGTAGAAGCAAGAATACTAGAATTATTGGGAGATAACCCACAAGACAAACTACAATCATTAGTTATGCAGGTGTAAATCATTGCAACAATCCAGATAACATCAACTAACTATAACGGTCAAACAGCACAGGTAACTTTTTATTCTGTGAGCGCCCCAAATACGCCCGTTAATTTAGGCCCACAAACACTTCCTTATTCTAGAAGTGGTGATGATGTTTATGGAAGTTATGAATTGAATTTTACTGCCTATAACAAGACTTGTGTTGTTACTTTGAATGGAACTACTACAACGACTACAACGGTTACACCAACAACAACCACTACTAGCGCTCCAGCGAACGATATCTCTTTTGCGAATAAGTATGGTCCAGGCTCTTATAGCATAGCTGGTACTAGTACTATTACGGCAACCGTGACCAGCGTTGATAATAACGACACTCGCCTCTGGCTGCTCATCGGGACTAACGGCACGCTCTCCTACACGGTCACGGCAAGCAGCGAGGATGGGTATGACGGTGGTGCCTTGTATCTCACCTCGGCGTCTCCATCCAGCCACTCGTTTGCCGATAGCGGTTACAGCAATCATCCTGTCGGGCTGACTGTAGTCTCCGGAATAGTTGCCGGCACCTCATCATCCACTGGCACCGTAGCCGTCACGGCGGGGCAATATCTCGTCCTGCGGTACACCAAGGACAGCGGCGAGGCCGCAAACAACGACCGCATCACCGCAACTCTGAGTATTGCTGCCACAACAACCACAACAACTACAACCACAACTGCCGCACCAACATTATCTGGTTATAATATTGGTAGCATTACTAGGGGTGATAATGATTACGCTGGTAACTACACGATCAGCGGCACATCCCCCGGAAATATTTTCCCCTCATGGCAACACGCCACAAAGAATTACATTCTGGAGTACCAAGGAGGAGGCACTGGATGGATGTTACTTCCCGGAACAATTGAAGGTGGTATTTCTGGCAGTCCGATAGCATTTCAGTCTTGCGGTTTTCCCGGAGGTGGAAGTGGAACATGTACAGACGATATAATAACTGGCACATATGCAACCAGCGATGGTGCTGGAACACTATTTACAGTAACTGATCTTGCAACTCCCACAACAACCACTACGGCTCCGACTACGACTACCACAACAACAACTACAACAACCACTACAGTAGCCCCAATGAATAAACTTACTATTTCTAGATTAGTTACAGGGGCTAATACAAGCACTGATACTAGTAGTTTTAGTGGTAATGGAACTTCTTCTACTCCATATTCACGTACTACTTTTTATAATTTTGATGTAGATAATCAATTATGGTATTATCGATTTACTGCAACTTCTGACGGAATATTCTATTGGAAAGCTTCTGCGGAAGATGATGATAATGGTGATACTTTTTATGTTAAAAGAACTAGAGGAGGAAGCACCACAACAATAGCTTCTTATTCAGGTTCGGGATCTAGAAGTATTGGTGGTACATCTGGAATAGATGGAACATATGGTACTACAACTATGCTCTCTGGAGATATTTTTGAGTTTGTAGCGGACATTCCAATTCAAGATTCATTCGGTTTTGTGAGTATTTATGCAACATAATAAACTTTTAACTATAGGAATAGCGACATATGATGATTTTGATGGAGTATATTTTACTATTCAATCTCTTAGAATGCATCAACAACTAAAAGACAATATAGAAATAATAGTATTAGATAATAATTCAGATAGTGCTCATGGTCAAGAAACCTCAAAATTTATTAATAGTTGGGTTCTAGATGTTGCTAAATATATTCCCATTAAAGATAAACCTTCATCATTTAATAAATATAAAATAGTAGACTATGCTACTGGACAATATATACTAATATTAGATTGTCATGTATTATTAGTTAATAATAGTATAGATGCTTTATTACAGTATTATTCAGAACGTCCTAATTGCAGAGATTTAGTTCAGGGGCCATTACTCTATGATGATTTAAAAAATTGTTCTACAGAGTTCAAGGACGAGTGGAGAGGAGATATGTATGGTATCTGGTGGAATAATCCAGAAGCCTTATCTAAAGGAGATCCTTTTGAAATTAAGATGCAGGGCATGGGATTATGTTCATTTGAAAAAAAGAATTGGCCGGGCATTTGTTCATATTTTAAAGGGTTCGGTGGAGAAGAAGGATATATAGCGGAAAAATTTAGAAGAAATGGGGGCAAAAATATTTGTATTCCCCAATTAAAGTGGGTTCATAGATTTGGACGACCAAATGGAGTTAAATATCCCTTGATCCTAGAAGATAGAATATGGAATTATTTTGTTGGATGGCTAGAAATTACACAAGATCCCAATCATCATATGATAGTTGATACTTATAATCATTTTAAAGGCCGTATTTCTCAAGATAGCTTAGATAATATTTTGGAAAAAGCTAAAAATAAAACCCTTAATAGCTAACATATTGCCTGTGGGTGTATTAACCATTATTATTCTTTTAAAGAGTTTACATATTTTTATAGGACCAAAAGATCAATGGCCGTAAACGATCTCATACAATTCAGAAAAGGAACATCATCACAATGGAATACGGTCAATCCCGTTTTAGCCAGCGGAGAGCCGGGATATGACTTGACTAATGGTGTTCTTAAGATAGGAGACGGAGTTTCAAACTGGGGCTCTTTAAGTGGAATTGGGTCAACTTCAGTAAGTAATGGTTCCTCTTCTTCGTCTTCTTTTGTTGGAGTTAGAGGAGTGATTAGTACAACAGGGAATTTGTCCAGTTTTGCCGTGTCAGGAGGATACCCCGTTGGATATTTAGATTTGTTCCAAGACGGAGTTAAGCTAGTATCAAGCCTCGACTTTTCTGCAACAGACGGCTCTAATGTTACTCTCAGTAACAGTGTTCCATCAGGAACAGTTTTAGAATATTTGACTATGGCTTCTGGGGTATCTGCTGGAGGAGGTTCTTTATCCGGTAGTGTTACTATACCCAATCTCGGTGATCCATCCTACTCTAGCGTTTCTCTTTTGTTACATGGAGAGGGCTCAAACAGCAGCACAACGATTACAGATAACAGCAACAGTCCTAAAACAATAACTATCACGGGCGGTGCTCAAATTAGCACAGCGCAGAGCAAGTTTGGTAGTTCATCGATCTATCTACCCAGCTCCTCAACCATTGCTACTCCATCATCATCTGACTTTGAATTCGGCACTGGTGATTTTACGGTGGAATTTTGGTGGTATGTAACTACTCTCCCGACATCAGAAGCACGTTTGGTAAATTTCGGAGGCCCGGCTAATCAATTTTTGAATTTAGCGTACGGCAATCAAAGCTGGACGTTTTCAATTGTCAATGAGTCTGTATCCCACGTCATTACATCATCGCAGTCCGTAAGCCTGAATCAGTGGCATCATGTTGCATATACCCGATCATCAAATACATTATATCTATTTTTTAATGGAACACTTCTTGGTAGTACTGGTGTCGGCGGCATTTCGACTCCATCAACAAGCGTAACCTTCTCTCCTGGTCCTGGAGGTAGTTCATATTTTGATGAGATAAGAATAACCAAGGGAGTAGCGCGCTATACTTCTGCGTTTAGTCCTCCAATATCTGTTTTTGCTGATGCTTCATCCCTTACTCTTCCCGTAACAGTTTCAGGTTCTAGTGGGAGTAATTCTGGACTCTCATGGTCATCCGTCCCATCTTCCGGAACTTCTACAGGAACTGCTGGACAAATTGCATATGATGGCTCATATTTTTATATTTGCACTGCTACAAATTTATGGAGTCGTAGCCCAATTTCTACTTGGAACTATGATCCGCTAGGCTCAAGTGTTGTCTTGCTAATGCACGCAGATGGATCTCTTGCGGACTCGTCCAGCTATGGTCGCACAATGACTGCTGTAGGAAATGCCAATACCAATGGTGATGCAAAGTTTGGTAGCAACTCGCTGGCATTTGACGGCGACGGCGACTACCTCACTACACCATCAGCAGTAATCCTTGACCTCGGTGACAACTACACTATTGAATGCTGGGTATACCCGAATAGTTCCGACCTTACTGGCGGAATTGTCCACCGTGGGCTTTACTACGCATCCGGTAATGGAGAACAGTCAACGACATGGGGCAGTCTCACTGCGTCGATTCGTTCACTTGGCTCTTTCTTGCGGTTCTATTTCTACGCAAATTTGAATTCTACCGATCAGGGAGAACAATCCGTTGATGTTTCGCAGACGTTTTTTCCAGCTAATACTTGGACGCACCTTGCCATGGTTCGCAGCGGGACGAGCGGTAAGATTTTTGCCAACGGAGTGCTGGTCGGTACGATCTCTGGACTGAACAGCACCACCGCATCTGATCAGCCTCTTATTGTCGGGACATGGCTATACAAGGTTTCCGGTAACGACACATACGCAGGGTATTGGAACGGCCGGATTGATGAGTTGCGGATCACGAAGTCGGCTAGGTATTCGTCTGCATTTACTCCAAGCACAGAGGCATTTCCTAATCCATAATGAATAAATAAAATGACAAAAGCATACGATAATTCACTACTAGCAAGAAACATAAGCATCAGCGGCACTAATACTATCGTTAGTGGTTTATTAACATCCTCTAGTGGTAATTTTATTAATGGTATTACTACTACCGGTATTATTTTCCCTAGTGGTGGTACCATAAGTATTGCTAGTTCTGGAGTTGATAGATTTAAGATTGATTATAAAGGAGATGTTTTTGTTGGTGGAGAAAATATAGATAGCTTAAGATATTTAGATATTAATAATATTAACCCTGGCTCAAATGCTGGTAGTATTTTAAGACTTATTACTTCTAATGTTTCTGGTACGAGTAATGTTTCAGCAGATATTATTAAATACAAAAATGGTCAATTTTCTATCAACAACAGTGAAACAAACTCCGCTGCTTTCACAAGTTTTAATGTTGGTAATTCAGAACGATTACGAATAACATCTTCGGGAAATGTAGGAATTGGCACCACGACACCAACAACTAAGCTTGATGTTGTGGGTGGTATTAGTGCTACTAGTGGTAATTTTACTAATTCACTGCAAGTTAATAGTGTTAATGTTAGTATTAGTGGCCATAATCATACAGCTTCGAATATTACAGATTTTAACTCTTCAGTAAGCGGATTATTACCAGTAACTAATATCGTGGCTGGAACAGGAATGATTATTTCTTCCAGCACAGGTTCTTTTACCATTAATCTAGATACTTATTCTGTACTAATAGGAAACGGATCAGCAACATCTTTTACAGTTACCCATAATCTTGGAGCTACCAATGACGTTCATGTTTCTGTAAGAGAGACAGCAACTAACTACTATGTTTATCCTGATGTTAAATATGTAGATAGTAATTCTGTATTAATAGAGTTTGCTAGTGCTCCAACAAGTAATCAGTATAGAGTATCAATTATAGGATTCTAGTATGCCAGACATCAATCTTATATCTCCAAAATGGGCAGAAAATGTTCAAGATGCAGCCAATGGAGTTTTGCCAGCTGGCGACAATAGTAGCATTGATTCTTTCTTGGTGGCTTGGAGAGATTTCAAGAGTCTTTTGAATAAGAGCGTTACTGCTGGGAGCATTTTTAGTAATCCTATAACTAGTACTTATAGTTTGGTCAATACAGTAGTCCAAGCATATCAAGGAGGAGTTTTGGCTCCAAACGGAGATATTCATTTTGTGCCATCTTTTGCTAATCGTGGGCAAAAAGTAAACATATTTAGTGGAATAGTTAGTACTTATAGTTTGATTTACACCAATAATTCTGGAGCATATAGTCAGGGGGTATTGGCTGCTAATGGAGATATACATTTCATTCCTAACGCTAATTGTAATAGAGGACAAAAGATAAATATTAATGGAGTTGTAAGCACATATAGTTTGGTTTACACCAATGCAGCATCAGCGTATTGTGGAGGAATACTGGGTCCCAATGGAGACATACATTTTATTCCGGGTTCAACTCCAGTAGGTCAGAAAGTTAGTATCTCTGGTGTTGTTAGTACATATAGTTTAGTCTACTCAATAACTTCGACTAATAGTGTTGCTTATATAGGAGGAATATTGGCTCCGAACGGAGACATACATTTTGTTCCTTATAATGCAAATAGAGGACAAAAAATAAGCTCTTCTGGTGTGGTTAGTACTTATTCTTTAATCTATACCACCGGAGCAGCTTATCAAGGAGGAGTTTTGGCTCCAAATGGAGACATTCATTTTGTGCCTAGAAGTGCTAATAGGGGACAAAAAATAAATAGTAGCGGAGTTGTTAGTACATACAGTCTAGTATACACAACAACTAATAGCTATATGGGAGGAGTATTATCTCCGAATGGAGATATACATTTCGTACCATCTTCTGCCAATAGAGGACAAAAAATTAATAGCTCAGGCGTTGTGAGCACTTATAGCTTATTCTATACGACCGGACTAGGCTATATTGGAGGAATATTGACTCCAAATGGAGATATATATCTTATTCAATATTCAGCTACTATAGGACAAAAAATATCCACCACAGCAGCCCTTCCTTTTGATATTGGAACTTGTTGTTCATCCTTCTTAAACAAATTTTAAACTATGCCAATATACGACATATCACCAACATGGAGAACGGAAGTTCAAAACAAAGCAAGGGGAGCTATCCCGACTTGTGATAATAGTAGCATAGGTAGTGATCTAGTTGCTTGGAATAAAATCAAGACACTATTAGAGAAGTCAGCTAATAATGGAACGGCTTTTAGTCAAGGAATAGTAAGTACATATAGTATCATTAGTGGAGGCTATTCTGGTGGTATTCTTATGCAGAATGGTGATGTGCACTTTATTCCAAATGGCACCCCCAGAGGACAAAAAATAACACCTAGTGGAGCAGTTAGTACCTATAGTTTAGTATATTCTTCTAATATTTACAGCGGTGGCGTGCTAGCTCCAAATGGAGATATACATTTTGTACCAGCTACAGCTGCTGTGGGGCAAAAAGTAGATGTCAATGGAGTAGTTAGCACCTATAGTTTAATATATACTGCTACATCTAGTAGTTATTATGGTGGGGTTTTAGCTCCTAATGGGGATATTCATTTTATACCCAGAGCAGCTAGAGTAGGACAAAAAATAAATAGCACTGGTGTTATTAGCACATATAGTTTGATTGTTGTAGGAGGATATTTCGGAGGAGTTTTAGCACCGAATGGGGATATTCATTTTGTGCCATATGCTGCTGCTGTTGGACAAAAGATTAACAGCTCTGGAATTGTAAGTACCTATGGTTTAGTTTATAGTATAAACGAAGGGTATTGTGGAGGGGTTTTATCTAGTAATGGAGATATTCATTTTGTTCCTTACTTCGCTAGTGTCGGTCAAAAAATAAATATTAATGGGGTGATCAGTACATATAGTCTTATTTATACTAATTCTAGCGGAGCTTATGTTGGTGGAGTTTTAAGTCCTAATGGTGATATATATTTTGTACCAGTACGCTCTATTGGTCAAAAAATTAGTAATGCTGGAGTAGTAAGTACATATAGTGTAAATAATACATCGGGCAGTTATTTTGGAGGTGTCTTAACTTCTAATGGAGATATACATTTAATACCTAGCTCAGCTACAGTTGGACAAAAAATATCCACTCTACCAGCAAAACCGTTCAATTTTGGATTATGTTATTCTCCTTTTTTAAATAAGTTCTAATATGAGCACAAGATTAAATTCACCACAATTTATTAGCGAAGTTCAAAATCTTGTTAATGGAACAGTCCCATCTAGCAACAATAGTTCTATTGATACTGGTCTTGTGGCATGGAATAAATTAAAAACCATATTAGATGAATCCACAACTGGTTCCTCTGTTTTCACAAACGCTATTATAAGCACATATAGTCTGGTCTACACAACATCTTCGGCTTATATCGGTGGAGTATTGAATGCAAACGGAGACATACATTTTATACCATTCAACGCTAATAGAGGTCAAAGAATAAGCTCTGCTGGAACTGTGAGTACATACAGTTTGGTTTATTCTACTGTATCGGCAGCTTATGCTGGTGGAGTTTTAGCTCCAAATGGTGACATTAATTTTATTCCATCTAGTGCGGCTGTTGGTCAAAAATTAAATAGTTCTAGTGTGGTGAGTACGTATAGTTTGGTTTATACTACTTCATTGGCATATCAGGGTGGAGTCTTATCAACTAGTGGAGAAACTCATTTTATACCATACAATGCTAACAGAGGTCAGAAAATCAGTACTGCTGGTGTTGTTAGTACTTATAGTTTAGTATATACAACTTCTGGAGCCTATGCTGGTGGAGTGCTATCTCCCAATGGAGACATCGTTTTTATTCCATTTGATGCTACTGTTGGACAAAAAATTAGTAGCGCTGGAATAGTAAGTACTTATAGTCTGGTTTATACTGTTAGTGCTGGTGGAGGAGCAACATTTACTAGCTTCAACAGTGCGTGGAATGCAATCGGATTTACAGGTAGTGGAACATCTGCTAGTCCTTATACGAAGGCAACCTTTACTAATAATCCAGCAGCAGATGGAGCGCAAGCGACGGTAACATCAACAGGAACTGTTAGAATAACTTGTAGCAACCTTAGCTGCGATATCGATTTTGTAATTTACAAAAATGGAGTAGCAGCAGTAACATATACGGATAATAGTGGAGGAAATGGATTTCAGTTGGGTGTTGTAAATGCTACTATTTCTGTGAATGCAAATGATACTATTAGACTTGGAACTGCCGGTGGTACTGATTATATTAGCTGGGGATCAGCACTCAATATTTGGTGGGAATCAGCAGCATTTACTCCGATGGCAACACTATTAACCAGTGGATCTTCATATACGGTTCCTGTTGGAGCTACTAGTATGAAAGCTTGGGCTGTTGGTGGAGGCGGTGGAGCAAATGGTACTGCGAGTCTTGCTGGAGGTGCTGGAGGATGTTCTTATAGAACCTATTCCGTTACTGGTGGGTCTAGCGTAACCTATTCCATAGGTGCTGCTGGCAGTAACACGCCAGCATCCGGAGGAAATACAACAGTAACATATGGAGGAGTAACCATCACTGGCTCAGGAGGACAAGTGTCTGGCGGTGGTGCTAATGCTGGTTCTGGAGGTACTTTTTCTGGCGGGGATGGAGGATCAAACGGAGGAGCTGGAACGATTGATGGAGGCTATAGTAATTTTAATGGAGGGGCTGTTGGGGGTAACGCTGCTTCTACATTGGCTTGTAATCGTCGCCCTGCTTCTGACATATCCGGATTGTTTGCTGCTCTAGCTTTAGCGGGATCAAGCACAACAGCGACTTGTTCTAGTACTACTGTTGCTGCTTTTGGTGCGGGTGCAGGTGTTGGAAAATATGTTCTATCTCATAATGCTGGATTGGGTGGAGGTTCCGTAAATTATCAGGGCTATGGTTATGGGTTGGCTGGAGCAGGAGCAGTGGTATTATACTTTACATAAAAGGAAAAATTAATGGGTAATATTTTACGAGTTCCAAATGGAAATGCTCTAATTTTAACGCCAAGAACAGGAAGCCATTCAATAGCGACTGCTGCCTTACGTTTTTTTTGGCCAGAAATCATTATTGGAGAGGAAGGACATCCAGCCGGTTATTTACCTATTCAAGAACATTGGAATGGAACTTGTGAAAATACTGCTATCATAGTGCGCAACCCGATTGAAAGATTTCGTAGCATGTGTGCCCACAAGCCAGGAAGAACTATTCTGGAACATTTGGATCGACCAGTCTATGGGCCTCTTCCAAAAGGAGATTTTAAATATTTTTTGTTTGAAAGTCAACTACAAGAATGTGCATATTGGCTGGGAATTCAGATATCTCTTCCTCACATAGACTCATCAACAGAGTCAAATAAGCCAACTTTAACACTAGAGCAAGAAGCTATAGTTAGACAAATTTATGCTGAAGATATTGCTGTTTGGGAAAGTTTACAAAAATAAGGAGACTATATAATGGGTCTTTATACTGGTGGAGTTTTAGCAAGCAATGGGGATACTCATTTTATTCCTTCGGCAGCAGCTGTTGGTCAAAAAATAAATATTAGTGGAATAATAAGTACATATAGTTTAGTATATACTAATAGTAGTGGCGCCTATCAGGGTGGAGTTTTGGCTCCAAATGGGGACTTGCATTTTATTCCATATGCTGCTGCTGTTGGACAAAAAATAAATATCGCTGGCACAGTTAGCACATACTCCTTACTATACAGTAGCTCGACTGGAGCTTATTATGGAGGAGTGTTAACTTCTACTGGAGACATTAATTTCATTCCATGTTCAGCAAATAGAGGACAAGAAATTAGTACATTATGTGGATTTGATTTTAAAAATATGGCACTAAGTTCATTTTTCAATAAATTATAATAGGTATAAATAAGATTATGTATAGTAAAGATAAAATAATGGAAACTCTTAGAGATATTGTAGAAACCTCTAAAGATATTGCTCCTTATGTTGTAATTGCTCAACCACGACGATGTGAGAATGAAGAACCAGCTCAAAAATTCAATGGTCGTCAAGGACTAGGAGAAGAACACGTTGATCTTCATGGATTTTCTCATGGATTTTGTGATATTTACGGAGAAAAGGTGGACGTTGCTCGAAACTATTTAATTGAACAAGTATTAGAGAGTAATGCTAAATATATGTTTTTTATTGGAGAAGACACTGTTGTTCCATATCATGCCTTTAAAACACTTCATAAAACTGCCGAAGAAAATCCTGGTAGTATAGTTGTTGGAGTTTATTATATCAAGCTTGGCGATGCCATGATCATGACTAAAGAAAAAAATTGGATAGTAGTCCCAAATGTTGATCCGGGACAGCTATTAAAAGCTCATATGTGTGGTATGGATGCTATGCTTATTCCTGTAGAGATCTTGAAGAAGATGAAAGAGGAAGAACCAGAACTACCATTCTGCTGTATTGCTAATGGTGTTGCTGAAGATATTCCTTTTATAGGAGAAGATAATTTCTTTATACATCGAATTCATAGGAGGGGAACTCCAATACTAGTAGATACAAATGTTCAGTGTTTACATATCGACTTAGCTAGTGGAAAATATACTGCCCATCCAGATGTTAATCTTACAAACTATCACACCAACATTCCTGTAAATGGAGTATTAACAGAAGCTGACCGTTCATATTTGGACAAGAGATGGCACGAAAGACTACCAAAGGGTTCAAACCATAAGGAGACAGAAAATGTCTAGTATTAATTTAGTAGGATTAGCATCTAATTTACAAGATGAAAATAGGGCCCTGGCCTATATCGAAGTTCAACACAACGATAATACTTATAATTGGCAAATTTTTATTCCACCTAATGTAGAAAATATCGACCAATTCCTTCAATCTGCCCAACAGTCGATCCTGAATGACATCGACCTTAAAGAATTAGCTTGGACAGAATTAGAACCAAAAACAAGAAGTTTTCCTGACCCGATTTCGGGAGAATCCATTGAGACTCCCATTAGTAAGGATGAGATCGTAAAGCCATCCATTCCAGATTATTATGCCTTACGAAGAAGTGAATATCCGTCATTAGGAGATCAACTAGATGCGATGTGGAAAGGTGTAACTTCCCAGGCTTTTTTAGATATGCAAGATAAGATAGCCTCAGTTAAAGCTAAATATCCTAAGACCTAATAATCATCAATATATCATCATAACGACCACGAACTCTTCTAAGATCTTTTACCTCAACAGTATAATGATCTGGTATAAGATTCTTTAAAATATTGGTCCAGTTAAAATCTGGAATATCTTCTACTATTAATATCCCATTTGGCTTGAGCTTTTGAACATACTCAACAACCGCAAAACTCATATCTTCAATTTTATGAGAACCGTCCTCAATTATAATATCAAAATCATTGGGTAATTCTTTGAGAGTTTCATAACTATAGGCATCTCCAAGCAAAGAGTGAATTCGTTCTCGTCCAGTTATTTGAGGACACTGTACATTGTCTATGGTAAAAATTTCGGCCTTAGTAAAATAGTCTTTCCACATCATTATACTAGCACCATTATAAGCCCCTATTTCTAAAACCTTATTGGCAGAGCATCTAAACTCTTTAAATAATTCCTCATAAACCTCATCCACATAACAATGAAGGCAATTCTTATCTGTTGCGTAGATTGAGCAAATTTCTTTTAGCCTTAGTCTTGACATAGTATTACCTTTGAAATATTGGACCACGAGCTATTATAGAGAAAACACAATGGTATGTCTATAGTTGTTAACAAGAAATTTATTATTAGCCACTTAATTTAAAACCTTAGACCCTTCACCATAAGGTGTATTAAACCATATCTCTAATACACTAGTAAAAGGATCAAATATGAGTTGGCAAATAGAAATACCTATTATAGTACGCACACTCACCAACGATTTGGGAGATCAGCCAGTTTATAGTGATGAAAGGATTATACAGACCGTTAGTGTAGCTGCAAAATATGTTCAATTTGATGTGGTATTAGACCATCAATATTTAGTTGATGTTGCTAATTCAACTATTACCCCAGACCCTACAGACGATAGGGATGAGATTTTTATCTCTTTGGTATCTTTGAAAGCAGCATGTATTATTGATCAAAGTACTTTTAGGAGTAAAGCTGTTACTGAAGGCATCCGTGCCGCATTAGGACCAGCTAGTTTAAGTGTAGGAGGTAGTCTTGCTGGATGGAAGACTATTTTGGAAAAGGGCCCATGTGCTCTTTATCAAGAACTTACAGACCATTGGGATGTTAAGGATGCTGCTGCTGTAGCGGCCATACTTGGTCCGTTCGTTGGTAATAAGTTCAATCCAAGATACTTACAGGGCAATACTTATCGTTCAAGATATTTTTATTCATGATAGGGGTAGATTATTATGCCAGCAGCAGACTACAATTTCAGTATAGAAAAAGGAACTGCGTTTGTTATAGCTTTTGAATATAGAGACGACGCTAATATTCCTATCAATATTGCCAACTGGTGTGCTCGCATACGGTGGGTAGAAGACCAAGCAGATAGTCCTACTATTAGAACATTTGTGACAAACACCAGAAATAATGAATATGAATTTACATTGGATCCATCATTAGGTAAAATTATATTAAAGATACCAGCTTCTGAAACAGCTCAATACTCTTTCGGTTCTGCTAGATATGATTTTGAACTACAAGAGCCTAATGATTTATATACTGGCGGCGGAAAAAAGATATTTCGTATTTTACAGGGTAGTATATCATTGGTTCCCAGGAATGTTCCCGGCAATGATGTCTTTAGCTGTAACACTAATACACAAAATGATTGTGGAACTTGTAACCAATGAGCATAGTTAGAATAGAAGAAGATATACAACCATTAAAATATTTGGTTATCACCCAGGAAAAAGATCCAGACAGTGTTATTACTACTAATGTGGTAATATCAGATAATAGATTAAATAAACTCAATTTGATCTCTATCGAGAAGGGCTTACAGGGTGAAGCCGGAGCTATTGGTCCACAAGGACCAGCAGGAAAAGATGGTGTGGTTTTTAGTTTATTACCCATCAATAGTGGAGGTACTAATAATACCACTTTTAATAGTGGAAATATTATTTATTTTGACGGAGCCAAATTGTCCAGCTCCCCTTACTCCATAGACGCTCTGCTTAATACTATAAATAGTAGCTCTGCTATTACTGGGGTGATTAATGGATCTGGCTTATATAAAATCACTCAAGGAAATACCGTCAATCTAGGAGTTAATATAGGCGACGGGCTCTCTATTAACGAGACTAATCAAATTATTATTGATGATACCATAGTCCGTAAAGTAGAACTTGATTTGGGTAGCATTAGCGGCGTTGTTCCCATTGCTAAGGGAGGAACAAATAATCAAACCTTTACCAGCAATAGATTATTATACTTTGATGGAACAAAAATATCTTCTTTTCCACTAAATACAGGAAGTTTGGTACTAAGTGGAACTAGGATAGATATTATCGCTGGATCAGGATTAACTGGGGGAGGTTCGTTAAGTATACCCACAGGGTCTATTGTTCTTAATATTGGAAGCTCTCAGGATATTTTAGTAGAAAATACATCTATATCTTTATCTACTACCGGAGTACCCGGCACTTATAGTAAAATTACTACTGATGATAAAGGAAGAGTGATATCGGGAAGTAGTTTAAGCTCATCTGATCTATTAAGTATTTTAGGATATACTCCTTGGCACCCAGGAAATGATGGTGCCGGCTCTGGGTTAGACGCAGATCTTTTAGACGGTTTACATGCTTCTGCTTTTTTTGATCTTGGAAATCAGACAGGAACACTTAACGCAGATTCTTTACCAATACAAACTACTCCGGGTACCTTTACTAAAGTCACAGTAAATAATAAAGGTATCGTTGTAAATGGATTAGATAATAATTATTTTGATATCGTTAATGCTTTAGGTTATCGTCCAGTAAGTACTACTGGAGATGTTATTACAGGATCTTTACAAGTTAATGGCAAAGTTAACTTAAATACAGATGAATTATTAATTAAAGATAATCTTCCTTTGATAGGAACAAACTCTGAAATTATTTTACCAAGTGAACCTAGAGGTTTTAGTTTTCTTTATGGTGGCGCTACTCTAAGAACAGGTATCTTAGCATACTATCCATCAAATAGAGAACTAAGATTAATTACTGATATAACTAGTGATACAGGTAATATAAATGGTGGAGATGCTTCTAATGGATTTAGAGATGATATAGACGGTGGAAATGCTAATGCTATTTTTTTAATGGGCAATATAACTGGAGACACCAGTGTTGTACTTTTGCGTAACGTTGCTGATAATGCTTATATTAGCAGGATAGATAATCAAATAGTTAGTGGTGTGAAAACTTTCGCACAAAGAATGACGGTCAATGAATATATTTCTATTCTACCATCCTTCGGACAAACTGCTCCTCCTCTATATGTCGGAAGTAATACTGGACTAGTATATAATTTTAATACAGATTTATTGGATGGTAATCACGGTACCTACTACACAGATGCCTCCAACATGACTGGGCTTTTCAATTATAACAAAGTCCAGTTTGATAATTTAGATGGGACAGCAGATTATATACCACGATTTGATAATCGAACATCTAACCCCAGTCGTACTATTAGTAATTCAATTATCAGACAAAAAGCAGATACTACAGCAGTTATCATAGATAATAATGCTAACTTATATGTTGGAAGCTCTAATAGTGGATCATTTTTATCTAATAACTCTATACTCGCTGGATCCAACAATACTCTTTATCAAGACTCTAGCTTGGCTGTTGGTACTAATAATATTGTATCCGGAGACAATAGTGTTGCTTTAAATTATGGCTCTAAAACTCTAAAAGCTAAGTCTATAGCAGCTGGTAATTATGGATATACCTGGGCCAATAATCAATTAAGCTTCGGATCTTTTGCTGAGTTAGATGGCAATAACATCTTGGCTCAAGGTCAATATTCAACAATAGCTCTTGGTCTTCCTGGTTCTGAAGCGAATGGATCTTGGGTTTCAATGACACCAAGCGTTAGTATTCCTAAAAATAAAACTTTAGCATATAACATAGAAGTATTATTAAATAAGGCAGCAGGAACAGGAGCAGCTTTATTTGTTTTTAATAGTGGTATTATTAAAAATACTACATTTAGAGATCCTAACAACGTAAACAATATTCAAAACACAACTCAAATATTGAGAGGTGCTAATAAACAAGAAATATACAACGATTCTCAATATAGAAGACATTATTATCATTATCAACTAGACGATGTAGATACTATACAAAACGTAGAAGTATCTCGTACTCCGCTACCAACACTAAGCCTTGCTCCACAAAATACCGAAAATTTATACAAATATACTCCTGAGTATTTAACCTTAGGAGGATCATATCAAAAAACTAATGATGGTAAAGTAATATTAAACTTAAACAAACCATATTCTAACGGTTGGTTTACTCAGAATTCCGGTGATTCTGAAATTATTATTAAATCTTATAATCATGGATTAGTTTCTGGTTGTTTAGTAAGTTTAATTATGTCCTCTGGCTATGCTCGTAAACCACTCTCTAAATTATATAAAACTATTGATATTATAGATCAACATAATTTTACAGTGGCTGAACATTCATGGAAAGGATATATGGTTAATAATAATTTGTTAGCCTTTGATCCTACTGACATTCAAGTAACCGAAGCATTAAATACTATTAAAATTTCCGGTAACATCTATACTGGAGGCAATACTTTAACTAATACATTCACCAATGTCATAGGCTCATTTGCTTCAGGAATGTTTATTTCTTTTGGTCCAGACGAAGAAAAATATCCTTCAAGCTTAATACAAACAGGAATAATTACTTCTGTTACCAATGATATTATTACATTTTCTCCTAGCTTTACTGGGATTTATGAAGGATCTTCTATTAGCAATGTAGGTTTTTGCAAACTAGAAAAATATAGTAGACAAATATTCGATACTACTAAAACAGTCCAAGTAGACCTAGGAACATACGGATATCAGTCTGTACAAAACATTAGTGGTATAATTGATACTGTTTATTGTGGAATTCCTACTATAGGAATATACTTAAGTGGTTTAACCGCTAATTTTAGCGGCACTCCAGTATCAGTAACTCCTACAAGTTTTAATTCTGGCACGCTCACTTTGATTCCAAAAAGAAATTATAATGCTACCTATAATAGGTCCCAGACAAGCTTTAATAGATATGAAGGCATATATACCCAATATCAAGCAGTTAATGGCACAAGTAAAATAACGGTCTTTAATAAGAATATCGAGCCCATCGAATTCCCATCGGCTCCATTTTCATATTCTTTGGTCTGTGGAGAAGGAAGTACTGATAATGGTTCTTTCAGTATTCAAGATAGCACACTATTAACTAGACAATCTTTTGATTATGAAACTAAATCTAGTTATCAAATTAGAATCAAAAGTACAGACATGTCTGGTAGGACAACAGAAAAACCGTTGATTGTTAATATCGGAGATGTTGCTAGTGCTGCAATCGAAGATCATTTAAATTCTTCAAATTATTCTTTTAACTTAACGAATATATTACTTTCCAATAATACAATAGCTGAAAATTTACCTAGCGGAACCACTGTTGGTAAGCTTTCAACTATTGGAGGATATTCTCCTTATTTAGATTTCTCTACAGCTTCCAATAGTTTTAATGGCGTTTTAGTCAGTGGAAGCAATGTTATAAGTGAATGTCTTACTTATTCTCGTATATATCCCACAACTACGCTTGTAGGTAATCCATATGCTCTGGTAACTGGTTTAACTATTTCAACCTCACACCCAGGTCTACCTTCCACCACTATATCAGGCATAGTAGACTCTATTAATATCAATGGCTTGACTGCTAATGGGTCATATATTATTAGTGGTTGTTCTCCTTCTCCAATTGGTTCCATGTTTTCTGGTATGAAGCTATACTCTTCTCTTTCTGGATGGAATCCTGAAGCTCGTGTGGAAAATCTTACTTCAAACTCTATTACTTTAAATTTGCCCTTCACTGGTACACAACCAAATCCAGTGGCTATATCAGTAAATACTCTGGGCAGAAGTTTTATTCTTAATAACGCATTTTCTGGTAGTGGTATCGTTAATACTCTGATTACTTATAGTGGGAATAAACCAAATAGCAGTAATTATTATCCTTCTGGTTTTCAATATTTTTCTTCTACTATTAGTTCTGGTCGTTGTCCTACTACTGTTAGTCAGTCGCATGTGGATGGCTTTGAGACACAAACAGATCAATATCTATCAACTTCTGGATACTATCTAACTGGTGTGGTTTATTTCTATACTAACACAGGCAGAAGCGAAATTTCTGTAAACTTAACAGAAAATCTATATCTAGATAGTGCAGAATCTAGTGCATTTTTAAATTTTGTTAATAGTAATACTGGTATTGTTCCACTAGACGATACATACTCTAGTATTAGTGGATTAAATGGTGGCGGATTCATTGTGCATAATACTCATTTTTATCCTGATACAGCTCCCAGTTCAACTGGAGTAGTATTACTAAACATAGATAGAAATCATGGATTTAAAATTTTAGATTCCAAAATTCTAAACCAAATCCCCGTTCAATTTACTAATGCAATACTTAGCAATGCTAATAAAACTCCTAAAAATAATTTGTTTGATATCATAGCTATTACTGGAAATAAAATAGTAATACAAGATTCTCAAAACTACTTATTAACTGAAAATAATAGCGCTCAATACTTTGAACAAGGCATTAATGCCAAATATAGAACTAATGGATTCGATTTTTCTGGCACTGCATTTCATAATTCTAATCGTATTTTCAATATTAATAAAAATAATATTGCTTCATTGTTAAAAAGAAATAATATAATCTCTAATGCCTCTCCTTATGTTGTTGATTATACTCTGCCCATTTCTATAGAAAGAATAGACGATAGTTTTCTTCTGGACGTTACAGTTACTCCAGGATCTAATGTTTTAAGATATTGTGGATCTTCTTTATGGAATACTCAGTTATTTTCTGGTGTTAATTTATATGCTAATAATGCTTTAATTAACAGTAACGGAATCACTATAGCTAATCATATAGTTAATACGCATACTCTAGAATCTATTGCTTTGGACAAAAACACTATAGATTCTCCAGCCCTATCTTATAATTTTTCTGCTTCTTCTACTCCTAATACTGGACTAGATTATACAAAAAACTATATAGTTAGAGGCTGCACTCCTGGTTCTATTAGCCTGTCTGGATATTGTTACTTTTATACTGTTAGTGGAATAGGAGGCTATCCTCAAACATATACTTTCGCTCCAGAATATGTTGGTGGTCCATCAAGATCTGCTTCTGAAACACTATCTATTAATCCTAGTCAAGGTACTATTAAGTATATTAATGGAACATCTTCTAGTACAAACACATTATTTAATACTAGTACTATTCTACCTGCTAATTTAATTAACTCTGCTAGTGCCCAAGCTTCTGGTAGTCCATTCCCATATCCGTTATCTAATGATCATACCAGACCGTACTCTCTGGCTATGAAAATTCCAATAACTATCAATACTTCTGTATATCCTAGAGATGTTATAGAAATTAAAGCTATATCTGGTTCTATTACTCATGTTACTCCATATCTTAATATTAGTAACCAAATAGCCTATAACACAGACATATATCCAATATATTGCTTTTTTGATCTATATAACATCTATACTACAGGTATAACCCCAGATAATTCTTTAATTTTAGATAATGCTATTCCTGATTTATATAATGAAAATGCAGCTAAAACATATGCAATTACAACGAGTGGATTACCTAAAATATTCACCAAAGACATCGCCTGTATAAATAGTTATTATGGACTTAAGTATATTAATAGTTATTTTTATAATGGCGATACTATTTATATAGATAATTTGTCTACTCCAAGAAGCTATTTAAATGTCGGAGATCAACTAACTGTTTTACATTACAATAATAATTCTAGTTTTAGTTCTGGAGTGAGCAGAAGTCTCAGGGTTACTGACTCAAATGCTAGAAATACAGCTTTTACTGGAGTAATTATTAATGGTAATGATAGTGTGATATTAAATAATTCGACATTTAACAAGAAAATTGGTTTCACTAATCCTTTAGGTCATAGTTTAACAGAATATTTATCTACCACAGGTACTCTTTCTTTTGTGGGTTCTGTCTCTGGATATTGTAATATTCCTTTTAGTAATAATATTTACTACCACACATACGGAGGAACTACTGCTTCGTGGCCTATGGATCCTTCTGGAGTTGTCGTTCCTGCTCCGGTTACTGGAGTATATTCTATAGGCACTAATAATATTGGCTGCTCTTCAGGTTCTTTATGTGTCAGAATTACGGGCTTTACTAATACTATTTTTAATAATGTTTCAGATACTACAGACAGATCCAGTTTCGGCTCTCAGCCAAATCTATTGCAAAACAACAACATATCTGGATATGTCAGACCTTGGGGAGTTAATAAGAAATTATATTTTGATTTTTCAGATGATTGTCCAGAAATTAATGGTTTATATTATGTTGTAGATAAATTAAATCCATCAATAATTACTATTAATATTCCATATAATGAAAACTATTTCAATAGGAGTGGTTTGGTTTATTTGGTAGATAGTGATTTTAATATAAAATCCAATAGACTTCCAAATTTAGATAATTCTTTTGTAGTTTCTAGTGGCAGAGTCTCTTTAGGAGCTAACGGGGTCGTAGATTCCTATATTAATTCATATAATACAGGATCTAAGAGATGGAAACATTTAGTACATTTTAATAAAGAGATAAATACATTTGGGGGATATAATGCTATATTCAATGAATCCAGTCAGGCTCAACTAATATCTTTGTCTCCAGAAATTATTAAAATTTCTCAAATAGAGTATTCTTTAGATAGTGGCATATCCTATGATAGTATTGATAGTAATGACACCTTATTGCTTCCTTCTAATAAGTCAGTTGTTTATTTGAGATTTACCATCGCTGACGGAGCAGGTAAATGGAATAACAATCTTACACTCACCGCTCCAAGAATTAATATTTACGGAGTAGGAACATATAATATAGACACTACTAATATTAGTTATGATACTACTACTAAAAAATGGTCTATTGTAGCGATTATAGAAAATCTTACTCAATTAGTAACCAATAAAGAGATCACACTTACAGCCACAGACGAAAGTGGATCAGTATCCACAAAGATATTCTTAACTTCTAAAATTATTCCAGTAATCAAATCTCCAGTTAGTGTTTATAGCTATCAGAACAGCGTAGAGCAGTGGGTAATTCCATACGACATTAAAGATCTTCCTAGCACACCAATCACTATCACTGCTACCAACTATCCTGGCAGTACATACTCTATTTCTGATGATGGATTATCTCCTACTTCTAATAGTAAAATTTTAATTGGTTCAGCAGGTTCCACTACAGGAGTTTTTAATCCTGTTCTTACTATTAGAGATTTTGTAAGTGGTGAGATACTTTCCTCACAAACCGGAACCATTAATATCCTTCCTCTCAACGCTCCTGCTCCCACGTACTCTATCCAGCCACAAAATTTAGACGATAGTATATACTTAAATATTACCACAAATAATACACAGTCTTTTGTTTTTTATATTCCATCAGACACTAATGTAAGTAATACTAATTTAGTAGTAACGTTTGGACAAAATACAGGATATACTATAACACCAACCACAGAATACAGTACTAGTGCTAAAAGATATCGGGTTACGGCCACAGTAAATGGTTCAGCTGGTTATTATCAAGGCCAAAGTATCAATATTGCTATTTCTCAACCAGTCTACGGAGCAAATGATGAGGTTACTTGGGTAAGATATAACTATACTAAAAATATAAATCTAATTCTATACAAAAATCTAGAGATTAATAAAACACAACTAATAGAACCATTAACTTTTGATATAGAAGAACCATGGGCCATTCAATTTAAGGTGGATCACGGAATAGGGGCTTATCGTTCTGATTTACCTCCTAGAGTTAGACTTTCTAATTTGCCAACAATAGGATCGTACAGCGGACAGCCCTTGGAATATTTATTAATATCCTCACACGAGACAGATAATAGATGGAACTTTGTTGCCTTTGCTAAAAAAGATTCTTTTGGCAAATATCGCAAAACGACAGGTGAATATCTTATTAAGATTTATGTCGAGGATGATTATTCTACCAGCTATAATACTGTTAACGTTTTATTTACCAGATCTCCTTATGTAGACAATATTAAAAATTTGATTTATACTACACCTAATAAACCATATTTTTCAACTATAGATATTAAGGCGTCTAGTCCCAACCCAAATGATCCTCCTATAATAAAGATCCCAGATGCATTAAAAGAAACAACGGTTACGCTTACTAGATCACATTATAAGTATGATGCTAATTTAGGATTATGGGAATATGCCTATTCTGGTAGTCCTATATACGATAGATGGGATGTCAATTTAGCTATTACTAATATTAATTCTCCTCTTGCAGACTCAACAACATCTTCTATGGTTTTAAGCTGTAAAGGTATTTCAACAGATAAATTATATGGTATAGCTAAATTAAATTTAATAGAATTAGATAGTAATACTATCGCATCCCTATCTTCAACTTCTGATCGTTTAAAAATTATTAATATTGATGAACCATACTATATTGCAACAGAAGGTTCTGCATGGAATGTTGAATTTAGTACTAGCGGAGGTTTAGCTAATCCAAATTATCCTCCAACAATACTATTTTCTGGATTACCCTCTCCCTGTAGTGGATATGACCCTAAAGCTACTATAGAGTTACAAAACTCCTGTTTCACTAGTAGAGCTTGGGATAATACTAATAAAAAATGGGATTTCGTTTTCAACGGTATGCCTTTATGTAATATTAGTGGCTTAAAGCCTTTTAGTATTACCGCAATAGACACAGACACAAACCAAAATCGGTACTTAGATTCTGATACAGTTTTTTCTTCTATACTATATACTTCTTTAGATGCTGCTGGCATAACACATCCATCGCCACAAATTATAGAGGCTCCATCTCAGCAGGCTCAGAATCCTATTGAATTATATCCTCTTTGCGGAGATGTTTCTATTGATAGGTCTTATAGGTTTGGTATCAGAAATAGAGGAAGCTGTCCAATCCCCACAGGTATTACTGGGTGGATAGTTAGTGGATCATTGCCTCCCGGTCTAAATTATAGTATCACCTTCCCAGGAGGAGCGCCCTCTGCCCCATGGAATAATATATCTAGCGGCACTTTAAGAATATACGGTGTTCCATCAACTTTTGCTAGTGGTGGTTTGTATAATGAAAAATTAACTTTAACTGTGTTTGACGCCAGAAATAAGTCTGCAAATAAACAGTTTACTTTCACAGATACTTCTACTGCAAATCCTGCATCTCCAATCAATGTTACTGTTTATTTTGAAAATAACAAACCTGCTTATACTCCAAGAGCATTAAAGATAAATAATGTAGAACAACCATCAGGAACTATGGCTCTATCTGATTTATCTTTTAATACATATTGGCCACCATCAGACCCAGTTTCATTATTATGCACCAGTATTCTACCACACTCTAATTGCCAAACTTCTACTTTTAGCTATAGCGGTGGAAACTACGAAGCAGGTGATACTAAAGTATATATCTCTAACACAAGAATAGACATCGGCTCGAATAATTCTTCTGATACTTATTTTGAGTTTGATAATAATCCTTCTCACCAATTTAATAGAGGATATAGAGCACAAACCATAGGTAATTCTGGCTATATAGTAGTACCAGGACATACATTTACCACTGGTACTGGTAGATTGGTTAAATCCACATTTAGGCTATATGATACAACTAATATGCAAAAGTTTAATGGTACACTAGACTCAAATACAACTGTTGGTATTATGGGTTGTGGTACTTTCAAGCTTAAGCCCAGTGTTGGCGGACCACCATCTTATGGTTTATTTGGCAGAATGAAGCCATCGTTTATCGCTGCTATACCGTTATCTGGTAGCTTTAATAATAATGACATTTCATTCTCAGGATTAAATGTAACTCCTATTCCAGAATATAGTGCTGACCCAACTGTTTATACTATCAAAACTTCTAATTGCTGGGAAACAGGATATATTAGAATCAGTGGAATTAGTGTTCCAAAGCCATCTGTAGAATTATTCGCTCCTCCACCAGCACAAGGAGGAGACAGTGTTCCATTCTCATATAATAATCAGGCATATTCTCTCTTAAGTAAATGTGCTTATGGTAATTCTGAATATGAAAAAGTACTAGCTGAAAACTTTAGACCAGTATCTATTAATTATCTGATTAAACATTGCGCTTCAGGCATCCCTATCAATAGTGGTTCTGCATCCACCTCTCCTGCTGGTGCTGCTGGCGGCACACCAATTCAATTCAATTATATTTTTAATTCTGGTGCTGTTTTATCTTTGTTCATCGATAAGCCATCCGACACATTTCCAACTTACAAATATAACGCTCTACCCTATGCGGAAAATGAATATTTTTGGATTCATAAGGGAGGAAATAGAGATGATAATCCAATCCAATCGAGCTTCCCCCCAGTTATCATTACTGGTATCAAAAATAGCATTAGTTGCATGAGTGGACAGCCCATATCAGGATACTCTATTAGAGCAATTGGTGGATATATTCCATTTAGTGGTGGTAGTCAAAAAATTCCATTTTATCAATTACAAGATAACAGCGTTTGGAGTTTAATAGACTATCTCCCATCGTTTACTGGCATGATACAAGAAAAACTCAATAAAAAAATCTTGGTTGGCACATACCTACATTCTGGTTTCCTTGGTGGAGTTAATGGGCAAAATCTTAATATTGTTTTACCAACAGGATTTAATCCTAATGATTCTATTACTTTAACTTTCAGTGGAGATCTGTCTTTTACCACAGGTATAATTTTAGAAAGTAATTATTCTACTAATATCAGTCTACCTTTCCAAAGAAATGGATTAGCAATCTCTGGCTCAGTAACCGCACAAGATAAATGCTTCATACAATCTATCGATAATAGTTTAATAACAATTAAACATAATAATCTATCTTATGTTACTGGAAACTACATAGACATATTGGATAGTTCTTCTGTCTCTACCGAGAACAACAATCTTTTACCTTTTAACTATAGGCTATCAATAGTTTCTGGAGACAACAGAACTCTGGTAGCTTCTTTCAGTGGTCCTACTAATTATCCATTCTCTAGTGGGTTGAGTATATCTGGCTTTTATGATCTTAGAAAAAATTATTATGATCAAATTAATATCAATAACATTACTCAAATTAAAGATGGAGAATGGAGATTTGGATTGAGCGGAACTCCCACAGGACTATATAAAGACTATACTTATAAGATGATTTCCTTAGAGAATACTGGTCTCCCAGCTTTTTCTGGAACTACTTTAGTGCCTAAAAAATACGTAACAGAATACCCACTATTTATCAATAAGCCTATACAAATTATTCTACCTCCGTCTGTGATTTCTTCTGGTATTACGAATAATAATGGTTCATGGAGCCTTAGTTTTGAAATAGATGGTGGAGTTAGACCTATTGATAAAAATATTCCAGAGATATTAATTAATAACAGTATGTGTAATTTTACTAGAACTTTAAATGTTCAAAATATGAATGACTCTTACAATAGTGTTACCGATAGATTAACAATTAGTTTATCTAGTAATAATTCTGTAGGATATGATTGGAGAAATGCAACTAGCTTTACTATTAAAGCTTACGATGATACTGGCTTGTCTACCACAACAGTAACTTTAAATCAACCATAAGGATAAAAATTAAATTATGGCTACTGTTAATATCACACCATCATCTCCTAAAATTTTAGTTATTAATCAATCCATAGATGGTTCTGATAGTACCGGTGTTATTACTACAAACCTTAATATAGTAGATGGTTTTGATAATACTGTTGGTGTTGTTTATGTTGAGAGAGGTTTAACTGGATTAACAGGTCCAAGCGGTTTGCGTGGAGAAGTTGGTCCAGCAGGACCAAGCGGCCCAATCGGACCATCAGGCTTGCAGGGTCCACCGGGGACCGGATTAACCAAATTAAATGTTGGTAATATTACTATTCAAGAAAATGATACTTTGAATATTGTTGGAGCTGGAGGCACTGTTGTTTCATTTGTTCCCAATACTAAAACTATCAATATTTCATCTGATAGTTTGAGTTCACAATATTCTCCAATAGGACATCATCACAATCCCAGCGATATTGATAATTTTAATGAATCGGTAGATGATAGAGTAGCGAATTTACTACAGCCGGGTAATTATCTTCAACTAAGTTATGCAGATCAAGACCTTAATGCTTTAACTATATCAGTTACAGGATTAACTATTGGAACAAATGTACAAGCCTATAGTAATAGACTGAATGAGCTTAGTAATTTGTCTATGACTCAAAATAAGCTGATTTGTGGAACCGGAGTTGATAAATATGGAACAATATCTATAACAGATGCCGGAAAGATATTAATCAACGATGCGTCAGCCTCTGCTCAAAGAGACACCTTGGGATTGGGAGATATAGCCACACTATCGTCTGGTCTTTTTGCTAAACTAAGTGGGGGAAATAGTTTTACTGGAACACAATCTTTAGGAGATGGACAACTAACAAGATTCTCAGCCTCTCTACAAAGTATATCTGGTTCTGGTTACACAATATCTCAAGCAGATAATGGAAAAGTTTTAACTTTTACCAATAACGTTCGCTCAATTAATGTTCAATTCAATAATAATTTATCTTTAGGATTTAATTGCTTGGTTTCCCAACTTGGTTCCGGACAAGTAAGATTTACCAGTGCTGGATTAGCAAATAGACTAGGCCACTCTAAATTAGTTGGACAATTCTCTGTTGCTACATTGGTGAAGGTTGGAGAAAATATTATGATATTATCTGGAGACACCACAGATGCAAATGGCGGACCAGAATAAGGAAAAATTTAATGATTTTACCTCCATTTTTTGGATATCCTCTATCATATCAAGACAGAGAAATTTATAGGTTATATTGCTCATATTTATCTAATGATTGCTTTACCTTTAGACTCCCAACACAAACAGCATCAATATCATATTTATCGCACGATATATTAACCTATACAGCAAAATCTAAAATATTACTAATGTCTTATTTATCTCATGATATCTTAAACTACCAACGGCCCACCAATCCTGCTCTATTATCATACCTTTCAATTGATGTTTTATCATTTAATTCTCCTTCTTGCGACTTACAGATTTCAATAATTTAAACCGGTGTATTAAAAGCATAGGACTATTAGCCATATTTTTTACCATATAATCTGCTCTAGGAGATATAATGTCTACTTTATTTTTTGAAGGTTTTGATAAAGGAGTAGTTCTAAATGAGCTAGATTCCACATACTGGTCTACTCAATATAAAGCTTTTCCTAAATATGCTTTTGGCGGTTATACTCCTATCTCATTAGATAATAGAGCCGATCCAGCCTTCTATGTCGGGAACGATTCCGATCCTGTTAAACTTTCTTTTGTTTATAACTATAGTACTCCAGAAGGAATTAATGGATTAGTACCTAGCGGCAGATATGTGGATGATAGAGCATATTTTTCATATTATTATACATATTTTTTTACTAAAAATAGTTATCCTGGTTTTGGAAGTCCTCTTGGTTTTTTAGCTTTTACAAATATAGATATAGAAAATAGTAATAATTTAGAAACCCCAACATATTTACAAGCTAGTGGATTTCCTCTTCCGTCAGGAAATATTTCTTACTTATCTATGAGATGTCTGGGATTAGAATCTAAGAATAGTGATTATTCTACATATCCATACAGACATACTTTATTTAGCTATAATAGTGGAGACTTACCTGCTTTAACAGTTAATGTTGTAAAAATTACTGGAAATAATTTAACACCTATTAATAATGTAAAAACTACTCTAGCTTTAGAAATACAACAAAATAATCAAACTCTAGGTTACTTCGATCTAAATATTTCTGGCTTAATTAATCGTTATCAAATTAGTTCTGTTTTTAATACTACCAATAATAAAATATTAACTATAACAGACACCAACTCTGGTCCTGGTTTTAGCGCTATGATTAGTCGATGGGCCCATTTAGAATTTTCTGTAGACCAGTCTTCTAGTCCCCCTCTTTTATATATCAATCTTGAAGATATTAATTTACCAGTTGTTAATCCAGATTCTAACATACTCAAATCATCATGGGATTTAAGTTTACCTATAAGTGGATTTAATTTTAATAATTTACGTTTTTATAATCGTACATATTCTAGTTCTGTAATGAATGGCATAACAGAATCAGACCCAGGACAGGGAGGCTGGAAAGATTCTTGGTATTATATGCAAGGTAGAACATGGCTGCTAGATGATTTAATTTTAATAGATAATACCGATCCTCCACCCTCCTTCTGGCTAGGTAGTTCTGCAAAAGTTATGTCTATATTTCCTGGTTGTGGAGGTAACTTAGTAGATAATGGAACATGTTCCGATGGATTATTAAAATGGTCTCTTGGAGCCCCAAGAATAATATCTAATGATAATTCATCTTCTTTTACAGACTTTAGTAGTCATAGAAGAGCATTATTAATACCAGACGCAGATGGAAATAGTATAGAAACTATTGCTAGTGGAAATATAGACGCAATTAAAATGAGCCAACCTAACTATTTACAATATAACACTTTCAATCGTTTTGACTCGAATTCAGCATGGAGAGGAAACTTGAATGATACTATTGGTGGTATGAAAATTTATAATAGCGCTAGAAAAAAATATCTGGATACCAAATTCATTAATGTAATGTACTCTGGGACTAGTGACATTTATGAAGCTAATGTAACATTATTATTGCGTGGAGAATCTAGTCCCATTGTGGATAGTTCTACATATTTAAGACCAATTAGTTATACGGGTAATGTAACATCTACTACTACTCCCAGTAAAATAGGAACTAGAAGTATTAGTTTTGGAAATCAAAGTTCTTATTTATATCTAAATAACTATCCAGACCTATCTACTTCTCCTTTTACAATAGAATCTTGGATATATTTTCCTAATAATACAACCAATATTTCATTATTTGACAAAATCCCACTACACAATACTCCTCTTTATTCCTTTAGAACCTACTCGTTTGCTGCTAATATTAGTGGTATACAATACCTATCTACTTTTGGATATGTTGGTGACGATGGTGGTGTCCCACTTCAGAATATAAGCTCACCAGAGGCTATGGTAAAGAGACAATTATTCTTTCCAAGCACAGCAACTACAGGAACTTGGCATCATGTTGCTATTACAAGGAATAGTGCTAATAAGATTATTTGTTATCTGAATGGGGAACCAGGTAATTCTTACTATTTAGCTAATAGTGGAAATATGTCTAATTTCGTAAGTACTCTTGAAACAACAGGCACATTCAGTACCACATACTCACCGAATCTTAATAATTCTTCTAATATTTATTCTGAATTTTTTAGTGATGGATATAATCAGGTTGTTGCAAACTTAGCTGCTATTGGTAAAGGAGGATATATTGATGAATTTAGAATAACCTCCGGAGTAGCTCGTTATACTGATAGCTTTACTCCATCGACCGAGCCTTTTAAAACTAAAATAGATGACTATGTAGAAATAGGCCCAGAACATTCTGTAAATAAAACCACTTATAAAACCTATCAATATTACATGAATAAAAATCCAGTAACACAACAAAATTGGTTAGTTTCAGAAGTTTCAGGAATAATTTTTGGAGTCAAAAAACTATGAGCGATTTTCGTAGAATAAGATTAAGAAGAGCGCCGAGTGGAGAATGGATGTCTGCTAATCCAATTCTAGGACTAGGAGAACCCGGATATGAAACAGAGACCAGATATATAAAGGTTGGAGATGGAGTCACTAGATGGTCTGGACTATCCTACATTGATAATCCACCAGTAACAATTAATTTTCCGCAAATTTATTTATCTATAGCAGATGGTGCTGATCCGAGAATTGCTGTAAATTTATCCAGTGGAGAATATTTAAATGTTTTGGGTTCCGGGGATACAACTATTTCTTACAATAGTGCCTCAAAGGGATTAATTATTGAGAGTCGCTCTGGTTCTGGCTTCTTAACTGCCCCCAATATTATTAATAGATTAGGATATGTTCCACAGATTTCTGGTAATTATAGTCTGGTTAATCATACTCATTCTATTGACCAAGTGAGCGGCTTGCAACTAGCTCTAGATAATAAACAACCAACAGGACTATATGCTGCTAGCGGACATACACACAATCTTACAATTGGTAACGGCTCATCGTCTGTTATAAATTATTCTACCGTAGATAGATTAAATATTGTTGGTAGTGGATATACTAATATTTACTACGATAATGGCTCTAATACTATCACTATTGATTCCTTAGGAAACAGTGGTGTTACATCATTTAATTCTAGATCTGGTGTTGTGAATTTATCTTTTACAGATATTAGCGGGGCTTTAAATTACATTCCACAGCCTGTTGGTAATTATGCTATTAGTGGACACCAACATTATTTATCTGATATTATAGATTTTTCTAGATCCACTACTAATATACCATATAGAATGATAGCGTCCTCATCCTCTTCTGGAAATCCAGGAGATATAGTATGGGATTCATCATACTTATATATTTGTATAGCAAACAATCTCTGGAGACGTTCTGCTCATAGTAGTTGGTAAAATGTGTATTTTACATTAGTATTTTTACTTTGAGGATAATTAAAATGGCTAATCCTTTTGAAGCTTTAATATCGGCTGAATATAAAAACATATATAACCAAGCCATAGATTCATTATTATCCACAACAGGATTAACTGTTCCGTGCGTTATCTCTTATGGATCTTCCAATAATAATCCATGTAATAATTGCATATTTGATCCTATCTCTATCAGATCCGCTAATAAATACAATGGTACCGGACCCGTATCTTTCACCACAGACACTATTTGTCCAGTTTGTAATGGATATGGACTAGTTGATAAAGCTAATAACGAAACCATATACATGGCAGTTCTTTTTGATAGTAAATATTGGTTTAATTGGTCAACTAAATCAGATGCTGTTAATATAGCCGATGGTATGGTTCAGACTATCTGCTCAATCTCTCTTCTTCCCAAAATTAAAAATGCTCAATATATCACTATAGATAAAAACATAGCTAATTATGGTGGTTATACATATGTGACTGCTGGAGACCCCCAACCTTGTGGTTTTGGAGATAATAGATATATTGTTACCATGTGGTCAAGGGCATAACAATGCAATTCTCATTAAGACTATTAGAATCTGAGTCAGCAATCAAACAAATGGTCCTAGATAGCATTAAAGACCACCTACAGACCGCTTTTTATAAAGCTCGTATGGTTCTAGCCAAAACTATACCAGCTGAAATTTACAAAGCCATAGTCTCTGAACCAGAATATCAGTCTTTATTAACTGGCAAGCTCAGATATGAATTTGGAATTCCCGAAGCTGCCCAAAAGGTAAATGAGATAGTAAATATATGGACTAATAATGTAATAGTAAATGTAACCCCAATTACACTGAGTGGATCTGGATTAAAGGGTGGATTCAATATTGGAATGATTCAATCTAATTATGAGGATGTTTTAACTAGCGATAGTGCTCTAGTATTTGACGGCTTAAGTAAAGCTGTACTACCATGGCTAGAGTGGCTATTGTTATACGGTAATAAAATTATTGTAAAAAACTATACTGTACAGGTTGGTCCTAATCCATATTCTAGAACTGGATTAGCTATCATGAAACCATCAAAAGAAAACTGGAGAGTTCCTCCTGAATTTGCTGGTACACAAAATAATAACTGGGTAACTAGAGCTCTAGATAAATTAGACGATAATAAAATACCAACTATGATACAAACAGAAATTGAGAAAAATATATGAGTTGTGAAGACTATACAAAATTTAATACAATTACCTCATTGGGTGGTAATACCTTATTAAACGAACTAGAAGAAAACTTAAAAGGATTTTTAGACTGGGGCTTTCTAAATATAGGTGGTTTTGTTAATGTAAAAATTCCAACTAGTGGTTTGTATGGTGGCTCATTCCATGAATTAAAAATCTCAGAACAACCCGGCTTTGCTAAGGGTCAAATATGGCAGAGTCCCAAAAAGGATTGGGTTTGGGAAACAGGTGTTGCATTTAATGGTACTCAACCAACACGCATTTCTGGAGTTAGTATTGGTACTACTTTTTATCCATCTCCAACTGGTAGTGGGTCTATTGGTTATCGTATAAATTATCCTCTTGGACAAGTAGTATTCGATAAACCCTTAGCAGCTGGATCGGCTGTTAAACTTGAATATTCTTATAGGTGGTGTCAAACATACAAAAGTAGTACGGATCCTTATTGGGTGGAACTACAGAGTATGACCTATAGCCCAGCACCAGCTATTAATCAAAAGGATAAAGGTGATTATGCAATATCTTCTAATCACAGAATTCAAATGCCCTGCGTAGTTATTGAACCAATTGCTAGCAGTTATTCTCAACCTTGGCAAATGGGTGCTCATGATTTTGCTGTTAATCAGGATATATTATTGCATGTTTTTGCAGAAAACTCTTCTGACAAAAATAAAATAGCCGATATTATACGCTTGCAAAAACAAAAAACTTTATGGCTATATGATATCCAAAAGGTAATAAACAGCGGAGTAAATCCATTAAATTACCAGGGTTCTATCAATAATAATGGTAAAAATTATTGCGATTTAGTCCTTAATCCATCGTACAGATGGAAAAGGTGTTATTTGAAAGAAGTATCAATTTTAGACATGGAAAGCAGAAATAAAAATTTATATTGGTGTACTTTAAGATTAACGACTGAAGTTATCATTTAGCCAAATTAATGGAGACACCCTCATGGCCAATCGTATTTATTATGCCTGCCAATCTGTTCAATTAGCTGGTCCATCAGGAACCAAGGGCGTTAAAAATCCTGATTATGACTCCGTACAAGGTCTACAAAGTGTAGGCATGAATACTAATTTCAATCTTGAGCCAGTATATCAACTTGGTCAATTATCTCTTTATGACAACTATGAAGAAATTCCAGAAGTTGAAATTACTCTCAATAAGGTTCTAGACGGTTTTCCCACAATCTATCAAATGGCTATGGGTAGTGGTAATTTAGCTGACTTAGCTAACAATCGTTGTGGTGTTAAATTACTTCTATATCCTGACACCAATACTAATGCTACTGGAGTTCCCGCTGCTGTAGTAGAATGCACACCTTCTTATTTATCTTCTGTAAGCTATAATTTCCCAACAGACGGCAATTTTACAGAAGAAGTTACAATAGTTAGTAATGATAAAACATGGGCTACTTCACTAACTTCAACTGCTAGCGCTCCTGTTGCCGACAGCCCATCGGGTGTTGGTATTTTGCGTCGTGGTTTATGGAGTCAAGCTCTTACTGTTCTTCCAACCGGAACTACTGGAGACGTAAATGTTCGATCAGTTTCTGGAGGAATTCCAGCCGGTATTAAGATTAATAGTGTTAAGGTTAGCATGAATCTTGGTCGTGAACAAATTCGTGAGCTAGGTAGTAGAACACCTTTCTATCGTTATATCAAATTCCCAGTTGAAATTTCAACCGAAATTGAAGTAACTGCTAATACTGGCGATATGGTTGGTGTCGAAGGTTCAAGTAATGCTAATTGCAGTAATCCTAAGGCTCTTAGTAATAAAAAGATTCTTATTGCATTATGCGATGGTACTAGACTTGATCTTGGAACTAAAAACAAGCTCCAGTCAGTTAGCTATGCTGGTGGTGGTACAGACGGTGGTAATGCTACAATCACTTATAGCTATCAAACTTATAGTGATTTTACCTATACTCCACCCACTGGCGGTATTGGCCAAAACTTTGCAGATGTTATTGAAGCTGGTCTACCAGTTATTGGTACTGACTACTAATAACACAGTTGCTAGAGTAAATTTATATCAAAAGAACATGGTTCGAGGACTATTATGGATGAAATTTTTTCAACAATCGGTAAGTTGTATTTAGATTTGTTGCAAAGTCAAAAAATAATAGAAAATTTACAAAAAAAATTAGAAGATAGAGAAAAAGACATCTCTAAATTACAAGCTTCTATTATTTCTCAAGAACAATCAATGTGAATGAATCTAGAAAAAATGAGATACTAGTTCATAGGATTTTATCTGGTAAGCAAGTTTTTGTTTATGACGATGTTATTTATGAGCTTAGGAAACCTTCTTTATCTTTAAAGCTCCAAGCAGATATTCTTTACTCTTCTGCTTATAATGATAATCTATATAGCGATTTTTGGTTTCTAGAAGATATTGAAAATCTATTATTTGATTTGCAGCTCTTGCCGTGGGACTATAAAAAAATAGTAGCTAAAATAGAAAAAAGCTTAGAGTCTAATAAAATTTTATTATATCAACAGTATTTCGATAATACTAAAAAAAAGAAAATTCAAAGTAAAATTAAAGATCTAAAAAAAGAAATTGATCAATTTTTACAAAAACAACATTGCTTAGATTATATTACTTTAGAACATTATTGTGATAATATTAAAAATGAATTTTTAATTAGTAATACTTTATATGAGTATGATACAAACAATTTAATTTTTGATAATACTAATATTAACTATAATACTTTCAATAGTTTAGCTTCTCATATCTCTCAAAACATGATAGATGTAGTAACATTTAAGAGTATCGCCAGAAGTGAATACTGGAGAAATTATTGGAATAATAATAAAAGTAACATATTAGATGATTGTGTTAAAGAATGGTCTGAAGAACAAAAAAGCTTGATAAATATTTCATATATGTATGATAGAATATATGAACATCCTGAATGTCCTCCACAAGATATTATTAATGATGATGATGCTCTAGATGGTTGGATGTTATTTCATAAACAAGAAAATGATAGACAAAAAAAGGAAAAGGGTGTAGAAAATATACTGACAGGTAAATTGAAGAATGCTTCAGAAGTATTTTTGATGGCAGGAAATAAAGAACAAGCAGACGATATAATTGGACTTAATAACGAACTGGGTTTGTCTACTCTTAAACAAAAGGTGGACTTTGTAACAAACTCAAATATAGGGACGAGGATTCCGGATGCTCAATTGCCAGATGTTAAACAAAGGATAATGCAACAATTAAATAATAAGGAATAGTTTTATGTACGATCCAGAGAGACTTAGATTTTATATGGAAAAAAGAATTCAAACAACCATGATTGGAGCATTAGCTCGTATGGAGGAAAATTTTGGTTTTTTGTGGGGCCACGATAAAGATGGAGATCTCACAGAAAAAGAAGAAGAGTTTGCAGATATGTGGGATTATACTCGCAATCAAATTTTAAATCATGGCAATACTCAGATTAGAAATATCAAAGAAGACTTCTATAAGTACGGTGGAGTATTTAAGACACAATATAGCTATTCATTTCCGGTAATTAAAAAGGACAATTAATATGAAAACTGATACCTTTAGTGTGGTTGTTGATAATGTAGAGAAGCATTTCCTTGTTCGTTCACCCTCTTTAAATGATCAGAGAGAAGCTCAGAAGACTTATAACCAAGCCTTCACAGACGCTATTAAGAGCAAGTCTGTGGTTAGAGCCAAGATGGATGATCTCTTAGAAGAACAAGGATTATGGAATAGAGAAAAGCAGAAGAAGTTCTCTGACCTGCAACAAGAACTATTAGACGGAGAAAAAAGATTAGCTAAGGGTGGTTTCGGTCTAAAGGATGCTAAAGACCTTGCTTTAAAGATGAAAGAAATTAGGGCTGAAATAAGAGACCTAATTAGTGTTCGTACATCTCTAGATAATCATAGTGCCGAAGGTCAAGCTGATAATGCTAGGTTTAATTATTTAGTATCTGTTTGTGTGGTGTATAAAGATACTAATGAGCCTTATTTTAAGAGTTTGGAAGAGTATTTGAACAAAGCAGATGATCCAGTAGCTTTGCTCGGTGCTCAAAAATTGGCTAACATAATTTATGGATTGGATAATAATTTTGAGAAAACTTTACCAGAAAACAAGTTTTTACAGAAGTATAAATTTGTTGATGATAAACTAAGGCTTGTTGATAAGCAGGGTCGTTTGGTTGATGCAGAAGGTAGGTTGATCGATGAGAATAATCGTTTCATTGATGAGCAGGGTAACTTTGTTGATAAGTTCGGCAATAGGGTAGATCTAGAAGGTGACTATGTAGTTGAAGCACAGCCATTTTTGGACGAAGAAGGAAAGCCCGTTGTATTAGAAAGCAATAAAGAAGAAACTAAACAAGATGAAACAACACCAACTCCATCAGCCCCAGAGACTCCTACCTGATATTCTTTCTATATTTTGTTTAACCTATAGCACCATACTGTCAAATAGCAGTGTGGTGTTATTTTTTTGAGGGCATATTAAATTATGGCTAGAGGTTTTAATCTTACAGCTGAGTTAAATTTACGAGGACCATCTAACATTAGGACTATTGTTGCCGATATTAGGCGACAACTAGGAACTATTAATGCTAATGTTAATGTTCGCTTGGATCCCGGTGTGGCCCGCAATATCGGTGCTCTTAATCAAACTTTTAGAGCTTTTAATAATACTCTACAGGCCACTAATGCTTCAGCAAACGCTACAGCAATATCTCTGAGAAATCTTGGGACTGCTATACAACAAGTTAATAATAGTGCTGGTAATTTACCAGCTAATTTACAACAAATAAATAATGCCACACAAAATGTAACTCAACAAAATGCTGCTGCTACTGCTGCTGTTCATGGGACTACTTCAGCATTTAGAGAGTTTGGTCAGCAGTCAGCATTGGCTGTTCGTAGATTTGCCGCCTTTGCCACAGTAACAGGAGTGATTTATAAAGTATCTAACGCCCTAACATCTGCAACAACAGACTTTATTGCTTTTAATCAAGAATTGGTTAGAGTATCTCAGGTTACTGATACATCAGTTAAAAATCTTGGTGGATTAGTTGCCGAAATTACTGATTTATCTACTAAGTTCGGTGTGTCATCTAATGAATTAATTAAAGTATCTAGTACATTGGCTCAGGCTGGCTTAAGTGCTAGAGATACAGAGAAGGCATTAAAAGCTTTGGCTCTTAGTGCATTAGCTCCATCATTCGATAACTTGAATAGTACCGTAGAAGGTAGTATCGCATTGATGAGACAGTTCGGTATTAGTGCTGGCGAATTAGATCGAGCATTAGGTTCAGTAAATGCGGTAGCTGCTAAGTTTGCTGTTGAAGCCGGTGACATTATTACTGCTATTCAGCGTACCGGTGGTGTGTTTGCTACAGCTAGTAAGGGAGTTAGTGAAGGTACTCAAGCCCTAAATGAATTCATGGCTGTGTTCACCAGTGTTCGTGCTACAACTCGTGAAAGCGCCGAAACCATTGCTACTGGTTTAAGAACAATTTTTACCAGAATTCAAAGAGGGGATACAATCGATGCCCTTAAAGAATATGGTGTTACATTAACAGATTTACAAGGTAAGTTCGTTGGACCATATGAGGCTGTTAGAAGATTGAGCGAAGGATTATCTCAATTAGACCCCAGAGATTTAAAGTTCTCCAGAATCGTAGAAGAACTTGGTGGCTTTCGTCAGATTGGTAAGGTGATTCCATTAATTCAACAGTTCGCAACTGCCCAAGCAGCATTAAAAGTTGCTCAAACAGGACAAGACTCTTTAGCTACTGATGCCGCAACAGCACAACAATCATTAGCTGTTCAAATGGCAAAAGTAAGAAATGAATTTGTAGGTTTAGTTCGATCTATTGGACAAAGCTCTGGATTTCAATCCTTCGTTAAACTATCTTTAGACTTAACTAGTAATTTAATTAGACTCACAGATGCTGCTAAAGGAGCACTACCAGCTTTAGGAGCTATTTTCGCATTAAGAGGATTATCTGCACTAGGTCAGTTTAGTAGAGGATTTATTGGTGGAATGAGACCCAATAGAAATAGTCAAGGTGGACCAATTAGAGCCTTTGCTTCTGGTGGTCATGTTCCGGGTTATGGAGACGGAGATGTTGTTCCGGCAATGTTAACGCCGGGAGAGTTTGTTATGAACAAAAAGGCTGTTCGTAATATTGGGCTCAACAGACTTTATGATTTAAACAGGGCTGGAGCAGGGAAAGCAGCAAAGAAAAAACAAGAACTCCCAACATCATCAGCTACTCATTTTACTCATTTAGACGCTAGACTGGAACCAGACTCTTTTTCTCCTAAACTGAAAAAGTATTTACAGAAAAAACAATTATCCGTTGCTGGCATATATTCAAATATGGGTTTAGATTTACCACAGTCATGGAACAGCAATTGGGCTAAGGCACCAGATTTACAAGGAGTTTTGAGTAGTAAACTTGCTTCTTATATTAGATCTAAGGATGTATTTAAAACATTAAAGTCTGGTGGTAAAAAATATCGATTCACAGGGCAGTCCTCATCAATAGCTCAACAATTATTAAACAATAACTATCCTGCTATTCAACAAGAACTAGCAAACTCTGTTGCGTCATATCCAACATTTTATGATACAGATGCTAATGATGTCAGCAAGATTATGCCCGGTCTGTTATCAAAAAGTATTAAAAATGTTTTAAGTAAAGCAGATGCAACTAATTTAATTAAGGGGTTTGAAGAAAAAAGTGTTTATAAATTAGAGAATGTAGCTGGTAGAAAAAAGACCACACAAGAAATGAGAAAATATCTTGCTAGTGGCGGATCAATTTCTAAATTTGCGGATGCTGGCGTAGTAACCCCAACATCTGGTAAAAAAGCAACAACTAGTGAAATCATTAAATTATTAGGTCTAGAAACAGCTGCTAAGGCTGGAGGTATTAGTGCAACAGATGTATATACTACATTAAATAAGCGCGCTCCAACAGAAGCCCAAGCAGCAAGTAAAGCAGCTATTCTAGCAGAATTCACCAAAAAACAAAATAGATTATCTGGAGCGCAACAAGCCAGAACAACCAGAATAACGTCTAAGGGATTATTATTCGGGGCGGCTGGTATGTTAGGGTCTCCATTCTCTCCAATCAATAAAAAAATCACTTCTGATCAGCTTAAAGCTCCTGTTGATGTTAGAATTGTTAGTGGCATAATGGATCCTGCGGTAGCTAGTTCTATAGAAGAATCCTTTAATTCTTCCCTTAATAAAAGTGCAGGAAGAGCCGCTAAAAAGGTTATGATTGCTGATATTCTAGCTAAAACTGGTCTTGGCAAAGAATTAAATCTAGACTTTGATAGAACATTAGCCTTCGGTGCCGACAAGATTTTATCTGACCCAAGAACTCCCAAGTTTGCTGAGTTTGGAGATAGAAACAAGGTATCGGCCGCACTAAGGGGCGCCAAATTAAGCGCATTAGGACAAGAATTAGCTGGTCTCGTATCTAAAAAACCAGAGCTATTAAGCAATCTAAAACTCATAACAGCACGACCTGCTTCAACCCTAGACTTAGTTCAAGAATGGTTGTCTAGCAAGGGACTTCCAATCCCCCTTACCCAATTTAAGGGACTAGGAGGACCAGGAGTATCTGGATCTCAAATAGCTAAACTTAAAGCAGCGTTATTAAGTCCAGGCTCATTATTTGTTGATGATGATGCTAGAAATATTAAAGCTGCAAGAGCAAGATCCAAAGAAGGCATACAAGCATATCGTTATGGAAATAGGAAAATCTCAGGCAATTCTAATGCAGAAGCTACGGCTCAGGGTGTGTTGTTTGAAAAAATGATTCAGAAACTCGGTGGGCCAGGAGCGCTTAAGGGTCAAGGAATGGACTTTCCACAGGGATTAAAAGGGGCAGCTAAATATTTTGGTATTCCAGGCAATATAGCAACAGACGCAAAAAGAACTATTAGTGGACCATCAACAGTAGAAGATAATATTATTACTTATCTAAAAACTCAAGGATATAAGAGTGGTGGAGCTATTCAAAGGTTTGCTGAAGGAGGAACTCCAAAATTAATTCAAAGAGGAGGATTTAAGTATAGTCTAGAAGATATTATTAAGGCTGGTTTAACTGAAGCTCAGTTTATGGAACAAATTCCTGTTCCCGGTGGTTATGGAGAGCAGTGGAAAGTAGGAGGATTTGGTGAAGGATCAATTCCTATGCCTGTTTCTTTAAAACCATACAAAGCTCCGCCTTCTGCTATTCAAGAAAAAGTTGGAGCAGCAATAATAAATAAACAAAATAGAATTGCAGACTATGCAAAGAAAGATGGTCGCACTGTTAGAGATTACGAGATTAACAGTGATCAAAAATCTTTCAAGAAAATGCGAGGATATGCAGCGGGTGGAAATGTTCCAGCTATGGTTTCTAATGGAGAAGCTTTTGTTCCACCAGAGACAGCAAAAGCAATAGGATATGGCAAATTAAGAGAAATGAATCAAGCAGATCGTAATGGAATGAGTTCGTTCTCTGCTGGAGGTATTGGTGTTTTTAAGGGTCCGGGATCAGGAACTAGTGATAGTATTGGACCAGTATCGTTACCAGTAGGTAGTTTCATTATTCGTGAAGCTGCAACAAAGGCTTTAGGCTTTCGTTCTGGTGGTGCTGTTCGTGGAATACAAAGATTTAATGTAGGTGGATCAGCAAATCCAGGAGATGTTGAAGCTAGAATACAAAAAGTAATGATGGAAATAGAGCAGTTTGGGGACGCAATTTACCAACAAGCTTTAAATTTCAATAGATCTAAAGGAATGGGATTTCAAGAAGCTAGACAAAATGCTCAGAATAGCCAAAAAGTAGCTACAGATAGCTATATTCAAAATAGGATAGATACTGCTCGTTCCAATGCTACTTTAATAGGTCCTCTTCCTCAAGGAGCCAGAAGAGATAGCACATCAGATATAGCAGCAGCTTCTGCTAGAATTATTGATCAAAATCTACAAAGAGCAGCTCAGTCATCGCAACAAGTTGCTCAGTCATCACGACAAACACAAACTATCTTCCAAGCTGTTCAAAGTGTTGCTTCTAAAACTACTGGTTTTATCAGTAGCAGCATTTCTTCTTTAAGAAGTAAAGTTATGGGACCATCAGATGAAGAAGTTGGTAATATGTCTGATGCTCAAAGAGCACAATATGATGCTAAAAGAAATCGTAGAGCTTCATATATGAATACTGGTTTAGCATTAGCATTTGCTGCTCCTATGGCAGCAGAAGCCGCTGGAGCAGCAGTCGGGGGCAGCACAGGTCGTGGTGTTGCTGCTGCTGGTACAGCTTTTGGTGGAGCTATAGCTGTAGGAGCACAAGCTGGTCCATGGGGAGCATTAGCAGGAGCAATAGCTGGTACTGTACTAGCTGTTGATAGTTTTCGTAATGCTATTAAAGAAGCAGATATTGATTTAAGCAAAAAGAAAATAGAAAATAGTGCTACTACAGCAGAAGGTCAGTTAGAAAAACTAAATAAGAATCCAAGAGATGCTGCTCTAACCTCCTCGATAGTTAAAAACTTCAAGGATATTGCTGCTGAAGAAGAAAAAATATCAGCTAAACAAGCAGAGCTACGCCAGCCTAGTATGCTTACTCGTGGATTAGAAGCTGCTTCATTTGGTTTTTATAAAGCCTCACGACCAACCAATGCACAAATCGGAGAAGAAGAAACTGCTAATCAAAAAGTTGGTGGTGAGATAGCTCTAAAAACACTAGCCGCTAAAGTTGAAAGTGGACTAAATATTGAGCAAGCTTTATCATCTTTTGGTGGAGATCAAGGATTAGCAAAGCTTAATATCGCTCAAACAAATAAGCAGTTTAATACTAAAAATCAAGAATTGGAAGCTCTTAAGAAAACAGCAGGTCAAGATCCACAAATCAGAGCAGAAATTGAACAGAGACAAAAAGAATTAATAGATACCTACTTTAAAGAAGAAACAGCAACACTACAAGCTACGGTAGCAGAAAGAGCACGGGTTACAGCTCTACAACAATCTGCCAGAGTATTAAATCTATCATCTGTTAGTATAGCTAAAACTTTTGAGAATATGGATCAGGCTATAGACTCAGCCACAACAGGATTAGACAGAGCTAGTCAAAGAATTGATGATATTGCTAGTGGTCAAGTATCTCTCAAAACGCAGTTTCAATCTACCGACATATTAAAGAATCCTAATGCTTACTCAGCAAGAGAACGCCAAACAGCAGTTAGTCAAGTCAGCGGCATGTTTGGTACAGATAAAAAGTTTGTGGAGGGACTATCTACATTTGGTGCTTCGGCTGAAGATACTATAACCAGAATTGCTGTTCAAGCACAACAGACCGGAGCTAGTGGTGAAGTATTAGGCGAAAATATTACAAGAGATTTGACTCAGCAGCTTATAAATACTTTTGGAGATAATAGAATCTCTGATGCTATTCGTAATCAATTAAAAGGTGCTGTTAAAGATAATATTAAACAAAATGACGGAGTATTAGATCCTCAATCATTAATAGATAGTGTTGGTGGGCTTAAGCAATTAATTGATTCTCAGAAAAAAGCCTTCGACACTATGATGAAACAATATGCTTTTATCGAAAAAGCTTTAGATACATATGGTAATGCTGTTCAAAAAGCAGCAGAACTTCAAACTCAAGCTACTGCTAAGTTTGCTAGTTTACAAGGTTATCTTTCAGATAGCATGGTATCTCTTAGAGAAGCCTTAGGAGAAGGACGTAGAACATCTCTTACAGAAAGATCAGCAGGCAGATATACAGAAGCGGCTATAAATGCTGGTGTTAAGCCCGGTTCTTTAACAGCTGCTAATTTGACTAATCAAAGAACCATGCTCATTAATCAGAGAAGTTCTGTAGAAGGTAATATTGAAAGATTAAATAGTTCAGGGAACTTAGCAGATCCAGCCGTAATCTCTCTTATAGCCAAACAAAAAGATGCTCTTGCTAGTTTAAATAGACAAATTGAGGCTACTGAAAAGGGGCTAGAGGGTTTACCAGATCTTATTAAGCAAGATATGCAAGACACCCTGAGTAAAATTGGTCAGCTAGTACAAGAAAGAGAAAGTCGTACTCAAGCTGGTGCTTCTTTTGGAGAAAAATTAGTCACCAGCACCCCCACAGAATTAAGAAATCTCAATTCCACCTATGATCTTCTTAATAGAACACTAAATGGTCAAATCACCACTATCAACCAATCAATATCTGCTCAACAAGCTTATAGAAAAACTATTCAAGATGGTGGTACTAATTTAGAGGCTATGGCTGCTGCTCAGGATGCCTTTGCTGCTGATGCTAAAAATTCTTTTAGTCTATTCAACGAAATGATTCAAGTTTCTGGTTTAGACACTACAGATAAGCAAAGAGCAAACACTTTAAGAGCAGACTTAATCCAAAATACTGCTCGGGCTCAAGGTCTTAATGTTGAGAATAATCCTTTCCTTAAAGAAATTCTTGCTAATCTAAGGGCCGCTCCAGCACAAGACCCACAAATTAAAGCTCTAGAAAATTTATACAAACAACAGCAAATGGCATTGGGAGAAGCTACTCAAAGAGCTATTAATCCATTATTAGAAAAACAGGGTCAAATATTAAATACTGCTAATACAGCTTTGATCTCAGCTTTAGATAAATTAACCAATGCTTTTAATGGAGCTCAGACTAATAATCAAAACTTGGGATTGGCCAGACCCGGCACTGTTATGACAAGATCACAAGGTGGTCCAGTTTATGCTGCTGGTGGAACCTTAGTAAATTATGAACCAAGAGGAACTGATACTGTTCCTGCAATGTTAACTCCGGGTGAGTTTGTAGTTAATAGACAAGCTACTCAGCGCAATCTGCCATTGCTCAAGAGTATTAATGCTGGTAATTATGCTAAGGGTGGAGTGGTTTATTTATCAGGTGGAACTATGGATCCGCTCGCCGATACTTGGGATTCAACCATAGCTAATTATATGTCTGATTTTGCTAATAAGGTTAAAAAAGTTGAAGAAATGGCACCAACAGACCCAAGAGCAAAAGCATGGCTTGACAACTACCGAAACTGGATTAACTCTACTAGTCAACGAGGAGCTTATTCTAGTCAAGGGGCTTTGGAAATGGCTAGTAATTATAAAAGTCCCAAACTTCCAGGATGGCTAACTAGCACTATGGATGGCTTAGATAATCTTTATCAAGGAGTTAAGAGTGTTGGTTCTAATATTAGTTCTGCTATTAAAAATCCTAGAGCAGCCTCTACAACAGCTTTAAAATACATAGGCACTCAAGCCTCTGGCGCTGCAAGAATGGCTGCTCCTTATGTTGGTAGGTTAATAGGTCCAACTTTTGGAGCTATCAGTGGAGCCATGGCTGATCCTAATAAGACTGGTAGAAATAGAGCAGTAAATACTGTTCTGGGGGTGGTTACAGGTACTGGGGAAACTATGGGAGATGTTGGTGCTCACTCTCTGCTTGGTCGAGCTACTGGTGTTCAACAAGGAACTATGTTGGATACACAATTAGGGAATTTTAGTCAATTAGGTTTGACCACAGGATACTACATGGGATTTGGTTTGGATCCAGCAACAGCAGGCTTAATAGCTTCTGCAAATATGCTGACACAAGAAACTGTTGGATTGTATGGTGATGCAAAAAAGATGCACACTTCTAACAACAATACTGACCGAATGCTCAAAAATAGTACTATATCTAGCAGTGCTGATGATCCACTAGCTGAATTTAAATTAAATGTAATGGACAGAAGAGATGCTGAAAGATTAGCAGAATTTAACATAGAAAGCAGAAGATTACAAAAGGGAGCAAAACCTCGCAAAGACGCTGTTGGCAATTTAATGACACAAGCATTTATAGATCAACAGATATCTAATATTTATGATAGTTTAAATAGTGAAGATACTATTTCAGTACCTTTTGGGCGTGATCGAAAAGTAGTCAAAGGCCGGAATACACATAGTACTAATGAGGTATTCCAATCAGCGGTTAGTGCTCAAGAACAGTATTTAGAGAGACAACACGCAGCGAGTGAAGAAGCTAGAATAGCTAAAATAGAAGAGAAAAAACAAGCCGAACAAGCTGCTCAAGAGAGAAAAAGAGAACAAGAACTAGAAAATCAGAGAGTTCAAGCCAGAGCTAGTTCTTCAGTATTTAGAATAGACGGAAGAGATGTTGACGCTGCTACTGTAGCAACAGATACATCAATGCCGGGAGACACCTACGGCCTCACAGCTTCTGCTCAAAGGGGTAAAAATAAAGTAGATACAGCAAATAGAATCAGAAATCAAGCAGAAAATCAGAGAGAAGCCAATAGATGGGTTCACCAACCAGCAACACCGGGACCAGTTAAATTAAAGTCTGGTCAAACTGTTGATCCTAATAAACAAACTCAATCTTTAAACAAGAAGAAAAAAGACAAAGAACTAGAACTAGAACAGTACTCTTTTGTTGATCCTGCGGATATGACAGAGGAGCAGAAAAAAGATAAAGAAAGATTGCTTAGAGAAAGAGACCAGATTAATTCTGAAATTATTAAATTAAATAGAATGATAGCTGTTGATGTGCCCATGAGAGAAAGAGATCAACAGTGGAAAATGCACGGGAAAAAGCAAGAGCAGGACGCTAATAAAGCACAGATTGCAGCATCAAATAGGGCTAATGCTAAACGATTCAGATTAGAGTTAGCAGTTGGACAAGCTGTGGGCATGGGAGCCCCCAATAAGTTTACTAGTCCAGAAGCTTTTATGGGTTGGAGAGAACAGGCTTTATCCAAACTCAAGAAAAAGTTTAATTTAACCGGTAGTAACAAGATAGATGAAAAGCTACTAACTCAGTACGGATTATCAGCAGGGGCCGCACAAGATTTATTCCATCCATTTACTCCAGATCAAGCTGAAGCATTAATTCAAGCAATGAGTCAGGAAACATCTGGTGGTAATTACAAATATAGCGCTAGAGATATTGCTATATTAAGAATGAATCCAGATCAAATTGAAGCATTAGCTTTAAGAATTAATAATGGAGATACTTATCTTCAAGGTAATATGGATGAGCGTAAAAAACTAGAAAAAGCTCAAGAAAAAACATTTTCTAAGCTATTAAGAAATTTTAGCAGTATTGATAGAATGGCTGCAAGAGGACAAGGGATGAACCGAGCCCAACAAGCCATGCTAAAAAATAATATTAGTAAACAATTAACTAAGATGGGTTATATTAATCCACAAAATAGTGATGAAGATAATGCTGCTAGATTAGCTCCTTTTAATATTAATAATACTGTAGGCTTTTTATATCCACAAGTAGCAGCTGGTAACCCAGCATTTCGTAGCTCTGGTGGTATGATTTATGCTTCCCGTGGAACTTTAGTTAACTATCAGCCTCGCGGAACTGATACTATCCCAGCAATGTTGACTCCGGGAGAATTTGTTGTTAATCGTCAAGCCACCCAGCAAAATCTACCATTACTACAATCTATAAATGGTGGCGTCAATCATATGAGTCGTGGTGGTATGGCTTATTTATCCGAAGGAGGAATACCTGGAGTTAGGAGTGGTAGTATGTTTAATTTAGGTCAAATATTTATATCTCTATCACAAACTACCAAACAGTTCACAAATAGCCTACAACTAGCAGTTTCCATGCTGTCCGATTACCAAAAACAACTATCCTCAGGTACCACAAATAGTGTATCTAATAATACTGGCTCAAATAATCCAAATATGGATGGATTAAGCCAATTTACTAACACATTCAATAAATTTATTGGTCAACTTGCAGCACTTAACTTACCACCACAGATTACTATTCAAGGCACACACAAGGTAGAGGTTGTTATTAATGGAGGAGCAGCATTCGCTAATATGCAAGAGCCTATTCAGAGAATGATCTTAGGTGAAGTAAATGTAGCCATGAACAAACTAGCAATTCAAACAGAAGGAGTGCTCCGAACATAAGGAGTAACTATAATGAGTAGTCAAACAGTATCTGGTACACTATATGTTGGTTCTGGTGTTAATCCATCAATTATATTATCAGAAACTTCTGGTATTAGTACTTCTTTTAATGCTCTTAAACAAGATATTGATTTTAGTATTCGTGGCACCGGCAATGGATTAGTATATTTTGATGCTTCTACCGGTAGACTAGGAGTTGGAACAGGATTACCCGATGCTGTATTACACGTTGTAGCTCCATGCTCAAAAGATGGTTTGATTGTAGAGAGTATCACAAACTGCCCTACCGGCGTAACTCTATTACTAGTGCATAATCCACAAACTACTCCACTTTCTGGTAGTTATCCTGCTATTGTTAATTTAGCCGGTCGAGATACTAACTATAATGAGGTTGTTTATGGACAGATCATGTCCAAGATTCTTGATCCTGTTACCGGATCTACTAGTGGTGAAATATTATTTACTGTTGATGATAAAGGAACCAATAAGCCTGTATTTAGTGCTAATTTAAGAAACGTAATTCTTGGTGGTAGTAATAGCGTATCCGGCTATACATATACAGTAGTAGGTGTTAGTAATGCTGTAACGGGAGTAGGATTAACAAATATCGGTTCAAGTAACACAGGAATATCTAATACTGGTATCGTTATCGGTAGTTCAAATTATTTTAATGGAGCCAAAGTTTTTGCTCTAGTAAATAACTCTAGGTTAATTGGTGCAAATAATACTGCTTTGGGTGATTCGGTTAATCTTAGTGGATTATCCAATATTTTTGTTGGTAATTCTAGTAGTATTACTGGCAATTATAATATTCTTTTAGGAAGTAATAATAGTCTGAATACTTCTACTAGCGTTGGACTAGTTCAGGTTGGTGTGAGTTCTGGCGCTTCTGGTGTTGTGTTAGGTTCTTATGTCAGCAATACTGGCAACAATAATATTTATATTGGAAATGTTAATAGTTTACTTGGTAACGATAATAGTGTTGTAGGTTCTAATGTTAGTCTAAGTGGAAATTCTAATAAAGTATATGGTAGCTCAGACGTAATTACCGGCACCAAGCTAATCTGTATCGGTTCTGATCAAACACTCACTAATATTTCTAGTGGTATTTTTGTTGGTAATAATATCAATCTGCAAGATACTACCAAGTCTATTGTTATCGGACTAGGTAACGCTACTAATTCTGGTCTTGATCAAAGTATTCTTTTAGGTATTAATAATAATCTTGCTAGTGGTGCGCCATCCCAACTATTATTAATTGGTCAGGCTAATGTTCTTAGAGATATTAATGGTTCTCTTGTAGTAGGCAATACTAATAATTTAAGTGGTACAGTTAGTAATAATTTAGTATTAGGTAGTATCAATGCTGTTCCTCCAACTAGCAATAATAACTTAGTCGTAGGTATACTAAATAATCAAACTGGTGTCTATATTAACTCGGTAGGCGCTATTAGCGGCAACCCTAGTAGAACAGCTGGGACAGTAAATAATTCCATCATTGTTGGTATTAACAATTTAGCACAGTCTGGTAATAGTAATGTAATTTTAGGAAACAAGAATGTTGCATCTGGATCTAATATTAGCGCCATTGGTTCCTATAATAATTTAAAGAATGCTTCTAATGCTTATGCTATCGGTAACTCAAACTTCTTAGTTGGAGATCAGATAGGAACTGTTGGATCAAAGATAGCAGTAGTAGGCCAAGAATCTATGGTCTTTAATACTGCAAACACAAAAATGGACGTATTTGGTAGTGGTAATATTGTTGTAGGCTATAATCAAATGGTGTCTAGTGGCATCATAATAGGTACAGCAAATAAATTGAACGGTATCAATAATATCGTTTATGGTCGTGAAAATACTTTAGGGTCCACAAGAAATCAGTGTGTTGTAGATAGTGTTGGTCTTAATATCACTGTACCAACACTAGGAATTACATCCAAGTATTTGGTGGGAGACAAGATTTTACTTTGTGTTCAAAGTCCACCATCTGTTAATAATACATTTGTTAGAGAAATCTCTAATGTAGTAGAAAATAGTATTGATAACACTACCACAATATCTATCGGAGCCCCTGTAGCAATAGATAGAGCAAATGGTTATTATTCTGTTAATAATGCTTTTGATGATAATAATAGTCCCAACACAACTATAGTTAGTGGTTTAGTAATGCCATATCAGCGATTAGGTGGTGCTGGTGGAACTGAAACCAACCCAATCTATGGTTCTAATAATATAGTTGTTGGAACGAATAACACATACTTATATAGTAGTGGCGTTATTGTGGGTTATAATAATAATGTTTCTGGCGTTCGTAATGTTGTAATAGGATATAACATTAGTGGACTAGCTGATAATACTCTATATATGGGTACTAATAATTCTAATAAGATGATATTAGACAATGATAAGGTGGTCTTTAATTCAGGGGCCGTACAGGATAATTTTGTTGTTAAGTCTAGCAATGATGCTACTAGTGTTTTAAATATCGGTCTTAATTCTAATAGAGTAGGTATCAATACTGATAATCCCACTTCTGACCTAGCAGTTAGTGGATTAACAACGACCTCATCTCTTAGAGTCGGATTCTCTGCTCCAGATGCTTATGTATTAACAACTAACACTAATGGTGTTGGAACATGGCAGCTACCTGTGAGAATCTCTGGTACAGATACTGGGTTAATGTATAGAGTTAATGATAAAGTAGCTAGTGGTATTTCTGAAATACTATATAGTCCCAGCACTAAACAAATGAATTTCAACCTTGGTGGAAATAATGGATTTTATATTACTTCTACTGGTGTCTTTGTTAATGATGAAGCGTCAACATACAGACTAAGAGTTAGGGGTAGTGGCGGAGTTGAATTTGCTAGAGTTCTATTAGATACCAATTTTGGTCATCAAAGAATTGATTTCCATAACGTAAGTGGTAACTCAGGAACCTTTAATAATTTCACTGTTAATAGTGGAGTTAATTTACCTCCCAGTCTCACTGGAACATTCTTATTTGTTAATAATAGTGGTAGGCTCAACTCGGCTGCAACAAGAGCTAATAGCATTATTTTCGCCAACGAAAACTCATGGGCTACTGGAAATACTAGTATAAGATGGATTAATTCTCAGCAAACTTTAGCTTTAGGAGCTACTGGAATTGTATCTTATGACAGCTTGTTTACTAATATCCCAGATAGTTTCTACAATATCATTTTAAGTTCTACCGATAGTATTGATACAGTATTTAATAATCGTGGACTTGGAAATAAATTTTCAGTCATCAACTCTGGTTCTTTAAATAATCGCATAGGTTTTCACATTAGTCCAACTGGATCCGTGACTATCAATGCTTCATCATCAGATATTGCTAATTCAAATAGCAGTGGAGTTGTTCTTTATGCCAATGGTAAAGCATGGTTCAAGAGTTTAAAAATCGGAGAGGGTGCCACTGCCTCTGGTTATTATTTAAGAACCGACCAGTTTGGTAATTTACGCTTTAGTGATATAGACTTGAAAACACAATTTTCTGGTTTATATCCAATGAATATTACATATACCTCACAAGGAGATGCTTCCTTTAGAGTAGATATTGGACTTAGTAGCAAGTTAACTGATGGCACTAATATGGGAGCCAATAATGATGGCACCATGCTAATTTGGAGAGGAGACGCTTGGGTTAGCTCTAGTGGATTAAAAGTTTATCAAAATCAAACAATAGCTAATGATCCCAATAGTGTAAGAGGTATAGAATTTGGTTATAAACCACAAGTCACACAAACTAGACATAACCATGTTTTTGCTGGCGGATCAATTAAGGCATCTGATGAGAAGTATAACGGCTCCTCACAATATGCTCAATATTATCTTAGAACTCGCACTACAGACGGTGGACAAGTTAGACCACTAGTAACTGATTGGACAAAACCAGCAGTTGGTAGTACTGTTGTGACCACAGAAACAACAGCAAATTGCATTAATTTAAGTGCTTTCTCTGATGCTACAAGTTATGAATATGATAGAGTTTGGACTTACAAGATAGATATCTCTGCATTATGGCAATTAGGTAGTTCTAGTTCTGTTAATCCAAATGCTACTAGAAATGGCGCTGGAATCTTTATCGAAGGTGCCCTTATTAGAACAGCTAGTGGTATTAGATTTTCTAAATTGGGAACAGAACTTACCAGAACATATGGAGACACTATGCCTGCTGGCATGTCAATTGGTACACAAGTTGTTGACTCTAATCCTCCTAGATTAAGTATCGTAGCTAGTGGAGCAGCAGGATATACTGCCATTTGGTCAGCCACAGCAAAAATTAATCAGTTGAATCATATTGGTAGTGATCCATTGTATTTGAACTAGGAATAAATTACAGGACTAATTATGGCAACATCAGCATTTATACAGTACGGGGGCTTTAGTTTTTCCGGAGTTAGTGGATATCCTGTTCCATTTGTGGGTATTTCTAGAGATCAACAAAGAGATGGTGCTGGTAGACCAATTGGTGCTCTGGTATCTATTTCTTTAGAAGGTAAAATTTATACTGGTAGTGGTAATGCTGGTTTTAATCATTTGTTGGTACTAGAAAGCGGATTACGAAACGCTTTTTCTAGTGATGGTCAGACTTTAACTATAGGTTGCGGAAGTACCACCACAATATATTCTGGTATTAAAATAAATAAATATGCGGCCAGTCGCACAGATGATAATTGGACCACCACCATAGACTATAGTATTGAATTACAATCAGAAGTAATGAATACTGGTAGTGGAATATTTTATGTTAGTAGCACCCAAGATGATTGGAGCATAGAGACACTAGAAGAGAATTCTTTTGCTAAATCCCCACTAAATGCTGCATTATTAGGCTATGGAGGCAATATAGAATTTGGTGTTGGTTCAAATTATCCGTTCTATCGTATTTCTAGAACTTTAGGAGCAGTTGGTAAATTTGTTCCAACTGGAACTGGAGGCATGGTATCGGGAGATAGTCCTGTTAAAAATGCTAAAGACTGGGTTAATTATCAGTTAAATAATAGTGTTAAATATAGTGGAATGATTAGTGGACTAGTTTTGTATAATTTTGTCAGAAGTATCAGTTCTAGTGATACTGAGGGATCTTATAAAATTACAGATAATTGGTTGGGAGTGCCTTCTGGTACTGGACTAAAACCATATACAGAGACCTTTACTGTAGAAAGTACTTTAGATACTTCTATGTTAAGAACTGTAACTATTAATGGGACAGTTAAGGGATTAGAGCCTTTTAATAGTGGAAATATATACAATGTTAATAATGCTCCTTATTTATCTGGGTCTCTGAGTGGTTCTATCGCGGATCTATATAACAACAACACTCTGAAATTCAATAATAATACTAGTACAAAATTTTACTATGCTGTTAGTGGTTATAGCGGTATCAAAATGGCTATGTATAATAGGGCTGCTGGTTTTGCATATAATGTTCGTAATACTCCAACAACAACTACTCCGGCCCCACTAACTACTGCTAGTACTGGTGGTTTTAATTTCACTAATGCTTTTAGTACATTCAATCCTGCTGTTACAAGATATGAAGCTAATTTAAATCCAATTCCAGTAACAATCACAGAAGGAATGAATCCCTCAGAAGGAACTATTACTTATAGTTGGTCTTTTAATAATAGACCTCTTAATCTTATTGCTGGTTCAATTAGCGAAACATTATCTATTGAAGATGGTTTTGCTTTACCTCTTGTTGCGTCTATTTTTGTATTAGGAAGAAAACTAGGCCCTATTTTACAAGACCTTGGCACAGTTAGTGCTTCTAATAGAAATGTAACTTTTGAAGTAGTATTACCGAGACCAACCGGATTAAGAAATTTAACATTTCCAATCGAACATTATAAAGCTATTACAGGAATAGTAGAAAGTTTTAATCCAACCAATTTAACAAATAATCCAGACGTTCGTGGTGTAAGAGCTTATGTAAAAGCGGATCAATCTAATTGGAATGTGAGCGAAGGACGTTTCACTAAGATTAAATCATGGGAATGGGTGAAGTGTATAACAGACCCTTAATAGGATAAATTATGACTAATATTCAGTCTAGCAGTTCTTGTCCAGTTGGATCATATAGAGAAGTCGGTCCTCTTGAACAATCATTGTTTTTAGGATGCAGTATAACAAACTTTAATATGAATTTAGCATGGGGCGAGGACTCTAGCTCTTTAACAGTGACTTTGGTAGAAGATACAGCATATCATCCCGCCTCTACTAAATATAATCCTTTAAGTGGTAGAGTATCTACTGTTAATCAACCCAATAGCAGATCTTCTGAGGCATTAAGACTTGATGCTACAACAGAGGAGGTTAGTGCAGACGTAACCAGAAATTTATTAAAACCTATTAGTTTAAATCTGGAAGAGCAAGCAGCAAAGAATATGGATCCTGGAAAAATATGCAAGGGATCTGATGGTATTCCAGCCAGATGGTTAGGTCCAGATCCCGGATTTTTGGGTTTACCTAATAAATTTTCCTCTATCGGATATGATCTTATTGGTGTTCCCGCAGTTTTCTGGTTTGAAGATATTTATTTTGGTGGATTAATTACTTCGTGGAAAGCTGTGGGTTCACAAGGTGGCTCCCCGACATATGAAATTGAAATGAAGAATGGATCGTCTTTATTAAAAGGATGTCAACTAATTATAGATGCTTATGCTGGTACGGTATCTTCTAGTATGCCTAATACCTCAGATAATTATACTGGAGAGAATATCTCTGTTCCCTCTCATTATGATGCATCAGCATCTTTTTTGCCTCATAATGCTACTTTAAGACAAGGCAATTTACCCAATGTTTTTAATATTTATGGATACTGGGAGCAAGTTGGTTTTGGTAATGCTGGAAGAACGGATAACGGAATTCCTGCAATAAACATCTATAATGCTTTAGTCAATATGCTCGCCCCAGGAACAACAGATACCAACCCCTTCTTTCCTTATGGGGCAATCTTGGGTCGTACTCTCACAGAAACTAATGGAACATTTGTTAATGTAAATCAAGCTGTGATCACCGACGCTGACGGAAGACGTGTTACTTTAAAGAATTGTGGAATATGTCCCGGCGTTAATAATGTAGACGGAGTTTTTCATGGTGCTTATAAGTTAGATCTAAGTGCTGTACCAGCTCCTCCTCCCTCTCTATATACCACTGGTCCAGTTATTAGCTTAATGCAATTTATCAGCGATATTTGTGACGGGGCCGGATTTGATTTCTTTATCTCCTTAGAACCAGCACCAGCAGGAAGTAATTGTAGTGGTGTCTTTAAGATTAATACTGTTTCTCGTAGATTACAGCCACAAAAAAATGTCATCAAAAATTTTGTATCAGCATTAGCAGCTAATGGATTAAATATTAGTTCATATAGCTATGGACAAGAATATGCTGATCAAACTACAAGATCAATGTATTTGGGTGGTCCACAAAAAAGATTATTACAATTTAAAACTACATCTTTAGTATCTAATCAGACAACATTAGTTTTTGACCCCTTTTCCAATGGCGGTGTTGGATCATTTTTAAATTATGGCAATCTGGGACAGCCAGGAACTAATCAAGCTAGAATGCCTAGTTTTTTAAGTACACGAAGATATTCTAGTTTATATAGTGGTGGTGCGGCCGTGGCTGAAAATCCACCCGGAAATTATAATGATCAAGTGGCATTTACCACTGGTCCAAATCCAATAGATCCTTGGACTAATTCTAGAACTTTCTCTAGAGGTAACTATACAGATGGAGTTAGTATTTCCACTGTTATTAACTTAGTAGCTTCATCTACATTAAAAAATCATCCATTATATACCGATATGATTTGTCCATATTTTGGACAAGGAGCTGATGGTTTAGCTCGTAAAGTTTATTTTGATCCTGGTCTTAGTCAAGTGCAAATTTTGTTCGATATGAACGATCTTAAAGGATTAGTATCAGCTCCTATATTTGATGGTATTATTAGTGTTAACCCTAAATTTTTAGTTTTAGAAAATGAGCTTAGAGCTGCTGGTAAAGGCTTTGATCAATGGTTAACATATTGCTTTGATAATTTTTTTAGTACAGATATTTCTGAAATTTGTTATCAAGCATTTAGACAGTCATATGGAAATTATGGATCCAAGTCCGAATTTATCAGCGGTTTACGTTCAATAAATTGGGCAAATAAGTCAAAACAAGTAGCTGTTCAAAATGGTAATGCTAGAGGTGGACAGGTTGGCTTAGAAAATTTAACACCTTTTACTAAAACTTTATATTCTAATTTACAAGCAATACATAAATTTTTTGCTAATATTGCTATGGAGCATTATGGCAAAACGTATATGGTAAAAATTCCTAGTCCAAGATATTATCAAGACACATCATTATTTGATAATGGTTCTGTAATGATAGCAGACGGGATTTATGCTAAACAAGGAACTGGTAAAATTTATCCAGAATGGCAAATATCAGCTGATGGAGCATGGGAAGAGCCAGGAAATTGGATTGATGATACTTTGATTGTAGGATCAACTATTGTTAACGCTATGAGTGATGACCAAGGCAAAATTCCACCAATCTTAGGCTTTAGTTCTCATCCAGAAGTTAATTGTAGAGAAAAATGGGTAGCAGAAAAAAATATTATGGCTGCTAGTCTAATTAATAGCGCAGATTGTGGTAGTCATATTATGACCGATTGGGTTGCTCTATTGAATGGTAGGAACGCTACTTCTGCTACAGACGAAAGAAATAACTATTATACTTCTATCCATCATTCTTTACCAGCAGAAGAATATGTAGATATACCATATAGAGGAGTTCCTTCTATTAGTTATGCAACAGCTCACGGTAAACCAATGCCTCAAGATAAAGTTTATAAAACTTATACTAAGGCTTCTTGTCAACAAGATTTTGTGTTTTTAGAACCAGAAGCTGAATTAAGAGTAGTAATATCGGTATCTTCTCCAGTTTATATTGGAAATCATAGAAATTTTGAAGATGTTGGTTTGATTCATATAATGCAAGGAGATGCTTTGAATAAGGTAGTTAAAGGATCATCGATACCAACTCCTATGATTAATCCACTAGCAGCTGGACAAACTACTCATGGTGGCCTAAGACGCTATCCTTATCCAGACTATGTGTATATGGATGCTAGATCTTTAATCATGCATAGGTTTAATGATAGTTCAACTATTGAAATTCTTTTTGGTTCTAATGGTGGACAAATTACCAACGAATCCTCAGAGAATACTTCTGTTTTAAATAAAGCAGCAAATCCATTTTTTGCTGCTATTCCTGTTGAGAGCGTTTTAGCTACCTATGGACCTTGGACTAATCATCCTGGTTTAATAGAAAATAATATTTTTGGTGGACGAACAAACCCCTCTAATGATGTTAATAATTTAGTAGGTGGAATTAAAGTTAACCATGATGCTGGATTGGTTCCTTGGAATTATGGAGGAATGGACGCTTTAGATGCTGCTGTGATGGCAAAAATTAAAGACGATGTTAATTATCAGCAAACTACCGAGCAGGGATCTATTCAAGTTCCAGGAGCAATCTTATTGAATCTAGCTGGAAAAGCCTTTAATTTAGGACATGCTCTAGCCTCTTCTAATGATGGTTTTGGCGGTCCTATTATTAGTAGTATTCAGGTTCAGGTGGGTGAGGGAGGTATCACCACCAACTATAATATGAGAACCTATACTAGAAAATTAGGGTTTTATAATAAAGAAAATGCTGACCGAATCAAAGCTATTGGAGCAGAATCACTGAAGAGAAGAAAAGAACTTAGTACCAGCTTATTAAATGTTCTTGGCACTCTAAATAATGGTCCACGGTATGGTTCATCGATAAATTCTGGTCCTGGCAATATTTTTGATGCTATATTAAATCATACTCAACAACCTAAGATGTATCAATGGAGCCCATTTGAAATTTTGGCTGGTGCCAATTCTCCCATAGTACATCCTGATAGTGCTATAGGAGACATATATAGAGACTTGAATTATTCTCCCGGTTGGTCAAAGATGCCTTTTGTGGCGAATAATATATCATATGACCCTAAGAATATGATTAGAGAATCAACCAATGTTTCTTTGCAAGACGTTCAAGAACTTCCTAGGGAATTAAAACATGGCTACGCAAATAAATCCATGATGAGTTTGGATGGTTTGTTATCTCCTATTTCATTTTATCCTACTCCACACGGAGCTACGTTTAGTATTACCAAATATCCAAGGCCCGGATGTCCTTTCTGCAAAGGAACTGCAAAATATTCATATAATTTCATAGATCCTGATGCTTCTATTACATCTTCTAATATAAATATTAATACTATAACAAATTCAATTACCTCTAAAACAGTAGATTGTCCATTTTGCGAAACTATAGAAGATAAAACTAAAAAGCAGCTAGTCTCTGCTTCTCCCAAAGAAACTAATCCTCCGTATATTCTTGCTAGTGGAGATGATTTGACTTTAATTGGTAAAAATAATTTGGGCACCGTGAGTGGATTAAGTGGAAACCCCATTATTAATTATGGTACATTAAATCCAGTATTAATGTCTGTGGGAGAATTTAGTAGTTATCCTAATAGGCAATTAAATGATTTAACTGGTCATAGTATAGATTTGATTGGTCAGGGCTTAACCGCACCAGAAGGAGATAATGGCTTAAAGCCCGCATATTCTAAGAATATAGAACGTAGCTTTTTAGATTATGATCAAAACTACATGGATTTTACTCGTCTTAGAGGAATGAATCCTGCTACTGTTCCTGCCAATAACATGAGATACTTTGGTTTGCGTGGTCCGTTGATGGTTCACGGATGGGGTTATGATTTAGAGGGCTATCCAGTACCTAATGCTTCAGGTGAGCCAAAAGTTGTTAATGGAGAAATAGTTAAAGATAGAGTCACCGGGAAAATTATATACAAAAATCAAACTCAAAAACCTGATGGAACATGGACAGAGCCTTATAAGGAGCATCAGTTTTATAAAGGCTGGGGACAACTACCTAGCACATGGCCTGTTGGTCCTGTTGATTTAAGATGGGATGCTAATGCTGGTGTTTGGACAGTAGGAGCTAATTATAAACCAGTATGGGTGGTTCTTGAAACTGATTTAGTAAATAGACAACCTTCTAGGGGAGCTATTATAGAAGATTCATATACTAATGACCCATTACCAGAAGGCTTAAGAAAATTAGTATTTGTACAAGATAATCTTGGAATAAATCCAGCACCAAGAAAAGCACCAGTATACTGTAAATATAATGGACAAAATGGCTTCTATGAACCAGTTTATAATAAAACCTATACTACATCAGGTACTATTCAAGGAAATACTTCAGTATCTATTTATAATATTTATCAAGACCCAAATAATACAATTGATATTTCATATTTAACTACTTTTGGTAATCCCATGGGATTCAGTGTATCAAATGGAGACTTAGGAATGTTTAATTTTATTAATGGGTCTTGGATATTACAATCAGTTAATTGCTAGGAAATCAAATGAGCTGTTGTTCTATATACAATAAGTCTTTTTTAGCTGATGCTAATTTAGATACTGCACAGATAGAAATTAGTAGATTAAAATCTTTAATTGGTTCATTTGATGCTCCTAATAGTGGTTTGTGGAAACCTATAGTTATTCAGGATAGTCGTTCTACAATTGCGTATGGAGATCCTCTAAGACAACCCGACTCTACTCTTAATTCGTCTTTTAATCCTTGTTCATGTTCTCCAACAATTGCTTCTTATGACGAAATAGAAGCTAATGATTCTTTTCGTTGTTCTTACTGTTCTTCTGTATCGAATAATACTAATCATAGTATATCTTGGAAATTAAAAGACACACAGAATAATGAGTCATCTGCTCTTGTCTCTAATTGTTGCAATGGAGCTTGCGATGTCAGAATGGACAAGGATGATTATTTACCAAAAATTCCTGTCTTGAACCAAAAATATTTGAATAAGTTTTATGATTTCAAGCATATGCAACAGTTTCCTGCTATTGGTTCCGGACTCGGATTTTTTCAATTTATTAAGTTTTCTAATGATGGTCTTGGAGCTTTAAATAGTTTTACCAATGCTTCTTCTACCCCTCAGTTATGTATAGACTGGGAACTTAAGCCAAGAATGGCTGAGATACCATATGACTCTATGACTTCTCAATATGATAATGAAGATGATCATAATAAAGCATATCAAAAATATATACAGACAGGTAAAACTTGTGGTAATTTTATTTTAACCAAAATTCATACCTCAAATGAGAACAATGTTTCTTATTCTACAAATAATATATTTAGTGGGTTGATGGGACTAGATTCAGAAGTAGATCCTACTATTTATCCTCTGGCACCATCCGCCGTATCAAGAGATATAACAACCCTGCTCCCTTCTGCTACAGAATTTAATAATTTAGCCTACGGTTTTGCTCAAAATACTTACAATAATATTTTTGTGAAAACAGAAAAACTAGGTTCTTATTGGAGATGGAACTATTCTTCTGGTGTTATTGGTTGGTATAGATATTATGATAAAGATAGAGTTAATGATCAAAGACCTATTCCCGGAATAGATTTATATATCTCTCCCGGAGATGTTTTTTATGCCAGAAATGATGGACCAGAACCAATATCTGAGACTGTGGCTACTCCAGATGATGGGGGTCCAGTAATTAAAACCTGTCCTTCTGGTATTAAGTTGATCAAAAATAATACAGTAGTTGGAGTTATTCCTTCTGGTTCATATTTTACGCATATTTCAGCCAATATTTATCCGTTAATGTTAGAAATATATGATCGTATAGATAGTGCTGATAAAGCCTCAAAAACCAGACCAAACTCAATGACAACGCTGCAAAAATTTGAACTAGCAGCTTTATTAAGCACAGCACCACAATATGATGCTGTTACAGTAGATTTATTTAAGACCACAGATTTAGATACTTCGCACATCAATGCCTATAGACAAAGAAAACAATTAAATCAAGATATGTCTACTAGTAGTATTGGTTCTGTAAGCCATATGAATTTTATAACTTCTAATGATGACTTGATACATACTCTTGGAAATAAATATGGTTCTTATTTATGGTGTCCTCCTCGATCTACTTCAATATTAGAGTTTCTAGACGATATTGATAGTCAAGCTTATATTGATCTAAGTTTTGATATGAATGTCAAAGTTAATGATACGAGAAGATTTGATAGTTGTCAGTCCACAATGGATTGTCTAGATAGTGAAATACCCAAAGAATTTGCATATAATCAAGCTATTGAACTGAGTAATCTAAAAATAGAAAGTAAAATAAAAACTAGAAAAAGATATGCTGCTACCTGTAGCGACGGAGTGATGACTCAAACACAATCGGCAAATATGGCAGGTATTTTTCTGAATGATAATTTACTCAAAGAACTAGTTTATTTTAGCGGCTGTTCTATTTTACAAAACACTTATCCTAGACCAATAATTGACACACCAATAGTATCTTGTTCTGCTTGTGAAGATGGATCGTCTTATAAATTAGCTCTTAAACTTAATCCTGGTTTATGTTCTAACTTTCAAGGAGAAGCTAGTTTTTGCGATGCTACATTAGCTAGGTTTTATAATAATAGTCAAGGAGTAACTACTGGAACTAGATTAGCTAGAACTATTTTAGATGGAAGCTTATATGATAAAAGGAAATATAATGCAGCAGCAATGAATCCTAGAATTGATAAAGCAGCATTTCATCATCAGGGTGGCGTTTATTATGATAGCAAAGTTTTTGGGGCCAATAATAGTACAGTTTTTAGTAGAAGTATTTCTTCTCTAACTACTGGTAAATGTAGAATCACTTTTACTACTAAAGATGCTGGTATCAAAATCTATAATCTAAAAATAGACAAATTACGAAGTAGCAATTCTGATACTTATGAATGTTTAGGTTTTCCTAACCAAAATAATTGTCAATGTTTTCCTATTAATACTATAGCAGATTATCCATATATTTGTGATGATGGCGGTTCTATTACATATAGTAATGAGCCTTTATTATTTACTCCTAATCTATCTACTGTCTATAGTCCAATATTTAAAGCTTATGGAGGATTTGCTAGTGAGTATCTAATGTCTCTTATCGGAGACAGCAGGATACCTAATCATCCAAGCATAGGATCATCTTTATCTGTTCTAAATAAAAAGATCAACCCAGAACAACCGTATGGTTGTAGTCAATCTATTTCTATTAATTTATCGAATTACTTTAAAACAGAGTGGAGCTTTTCTCTTCCATCCTATGATACTAATCATGCTGACGTATGGGCTGAAGTTGTGGAAAATGTAGACTTATTTAGACCAACTAATTATACCACAACCACCGATGAGGACGGCAATTCGGATATTACTGCATCACCCAATATAGGATATCAAAGATTTGCTACTCGTGTCACATTAAATGATTCAGTTTCTATTTATGATAAGCAAAAAAAGATTTTATTCACAAAAAGCGGTGGATCAGCATCTTCTGTTTCAGCCACTCTCACTAATCCCTATCTAGAAGCATTAGCTGGACAAGAGTTTGTTCTATATCCTCCCAGTGGTAATTTTTGTTCTACAAATAATGTTTTTGGCACACTAGGTGATCAAAGTATAGATCTTGCTATCAAATTTAGTAGAATCCCCCGCAAACAAATATTAAACTTTGCTATTCAATCTCCTGTTGCTATGGGTGTTCTTAAAAAGGGGTTTTTCCATCCCAATAGCGGATTAATATACGGAGGAAATAATACGGATGTTACATCAGTAGTTAGAGATAATACTCTTTTAACGTCTTATATTGATTATGATAAAGAGCTCTTCAGACCAGATGATACATACGAACAAGGTCAAATGTTAATTGGTGAAATGAATGATAAGCTTAAAGAAACTTTAAGACAAATATCAGAATTTGATAATCATAAAAAACTTAGACTCTATTTAAGCATAGATAATCAATGGCATGAATATAACGACCCAAATATTTTTGGATTCCTAAAAGGAGAAGAAAAATACATTGGCCAACCATATCTATTTGAATATACTGAGCAAGATAATTTAACTAATTTACCAGGACCAATTCTTCCAGTAGCTCCAAAAGAATATTTGAATTTTAATTTTTTCTATAACTTTACCTACTTATTTAATAGCAAATTTAAATATAACAATAATTTTTATCCAATTCTTAATACTAAATTTGTTAGAAAAATTACTAAAACCAAAATCAGAATAGAAGGCTCTCGACCATATTTTCTTGTAGCAGAAGAAGCGCAGGACGATAGACTATATACTAATTTTAGTGATTTGCAGATTGATTATACTATTAAAAATAAACTAGGTTATGTTTATAACACTAAAAAAACCTGTGATCAAAAAGTAGTTTTATTTTCAATAGAAAATCCAAAACTTTACTATATCGGTAGAATTATAGAAAAAAGCATATATACTATCTCTGTTGATAAAAATGGAAATGTTTTAAAGTACAATGACAATACTACTGATAAATATATTAAAATTTATACTGAATTTGTTTTTGATTCTAATGTAAAATATAGTCAAGGTTATTTGGATTTTAGTCTTCTTGGTGTTGTGCCAGAGAAAACGGATGATGATACTAATTGGGGAGATACTTTTAATGTTTCAGAGGATGTTGATTTAGGCTCTGATTCTTTAATTATCTATCAAGATATACCAGAAGCTTTAAAAAGTGAACTTGATAGTATGCTAAGAAACCCACTATATATTACCAAATGGGGAGACATGCTTGGCTTTGATGGAAAATTAGTTAATGAACTCGGAGAATACGTTCATAATAATGACTATATAAATTCAAAATACCCAGCCAGTCTGTATAAAAATAATTTTATCAAAACAATTATCAATAATTGCAACACTCAATTATATAACTATAATCTTAAAACTAAAACTAAAACTGGTGAAATTAAAGATACATTACTAAGCTACAATGGAGTAACCTCTTATGTTATTCATCAAAAATACAATATAGGAGATGGCAATAACTCTTTGGCAAAGAAAACTTTTAGAGATAACCATAACTATCTACCATTTATGGATATTAACTTTTTACCAGACTATGGCTCATATAACAATTCAGCTAGAGCTACTTTAAAGCCATTACTAAAAGATATGCTCCAAGATTCAGCAAAGATTTGCTCCGGTCTAATTCAAATTAGTGGAGTGTATAAAAACTTTGATGCTGACCATAAATGGGAGAATAATTATTTAGACCCTAATAATAAAGAACTATTTTTTATAGACTTAAACAGACGAAATAAGCTTAAATCAGCAATCACTATTCAGCCAGACAAAGTTGTTTATAGTAATACTTTTAGAATAGACGACGTTCCATTCCAACTTTATTCTATAGAATCTACTCAGGTCATTAATAATGCTGGCATTAATCGTAGCTTCATGCCTAATGTGCCCACAGAAACAATCACGTTTCCTTCTGATAAATTTGATTTTGGACATTTTCAAAATATTCAATATACAAGTAAACCATTTATTACTTTCCCGATTTATGGAGACACTGACACCCTAGGCACTTGTTCAAGCGTACGTTGTGGTATAAATACTATCGGCTCAGTATCGTTCAGTGGAATATATAGTATTCAAATGCCTAAAATGAAATCTCTCTCGTCAGATCTTAATAATATTCCTTATATTATATCCTATGATGCTGGTCTATATAATCCAATTGGTAATCATCAATTACACTATATTCAAAGACTAGAGCTTGACCCCAATAATCCTTTATATACCACTAATACATGCGATAATAGTGTTTCGCCAAGACCGACTATTAACAGGATTTCAGTTTTAAATGAAGAATATCAAAATATTATGCAAAATAGTATTATTGATGATCATAGTGATGAAGTAAAAAATACAGACATATTAGCAAATGAGATGTTATTTAGATTAACGTATGGAGAGAAGCAAAAAATTAATTTAAAAACGGTGGACAGCTCTAGTGATCAAACTATTAAATTTAATGACTTAATCAAGTATACAGATCCAAAAATAGAAGCTAAAGACCTATATAATAATATTCCATATGATTTAGATACTACTGCCGACTCTAGTGATAGGAAAATATCTGGTTCATTATCTATTAATGGAATTTTAAGGGTTGGTAAAACTGTTTCTGTGACTATTGGTAATAAAAATATTGTGTTTTCTATAGTTAGAGATTCTGGTAAAATTAAAATACAAGCAGTAGTAGACGGTAAAGCTATAGAAAGTATAATACATACAGAATATACAGTCAATAATAATTTAGTTGTATCTAGTAGTCCACTAGGAAATACAAGTTCCACAGAATATAATTTATTAAAAATCTGTCAAGAATTAGGTACAAAAAGCATTAGTCTATGGCAAGGTTTTATAAGTGCCGAAATATATTACGCAACCAAATGCGATGGAACTAAAGGAGTATCTTTCCCCTATTGGAAAATGATGGATAGGGCAACTCAAGATCAAGCTATATCTTTACAAAATCAAATAGACGCTTTGCGACTAGAATCCTCTTCTGGTAGAGCTACTGATATTGCCATAGGAGCTTTAGTTCAACAACTTCAAAATTTATGGAGTGGATATCAATGTTCTCCGGGTAATTGGAATGGGGGAGATAATCCTGTTTGTAATCCCAATTATCCTCCTGGAGATATTCCTTTTGTGGCTACTACATTTACTCCGGGTTGTGCTTGGACATCAGCTGTTCCCACTTATGGCTGTACAAATAGAGGTATTAAGTTGTCTGTAAAAGATAGTCTTAGTAGTAATTGTAATATTTTAACCCTAAAAACTAAAAAGATTAAATTGGGTAAGGTAGCAAGAGGAACTTTTAGTGGTTGTTATGCTGAAGGAAGTATAGGAGTTACTCCTAGAAATGAAGGCAGTGTCGAAGATGTAATAGGAGGAGTAATTATTAATCAGCCTGTAGGAGTGCCTAATTCGAGATCTCCCTCTGTTCCTGTTTGTGGCACTTGTTTTACTCATGACTATATAGATCCAATAACCAATAATAGGTATTTTAGTTCTGTAAACGGTAGGATTCATCCTCCTACTGGTGGAGACACTGGAGATCATTGTGAGTGTGCAGACTGGGAGTATGGATATTGTAGAAATTCTAATAACGCTGCATATTGTGTTTGTAGTACGTTACAATATGACTATACTCCGTTTGATTACAATTTTGAATATTGTAGATATAATATATCTTTGAAAGGCCATAAGAGAAGAATAAAATATACTGAACAAAATCAATTAACAATTAACAGAACCCCATATTGCTCAACCACTCAGAATGGTGTTGTAGCTGGTTCTTTTAGTGATTATGGAGGAGATGCAACAGAAGAATGCGCTTGGATAGAATGTGACGGTGGACCAGCAGCTAAGTGGTACATATACGACGCTGTTTCAATATCTCAACAAACACCATATAATCCTTCTTGTCCAGTAAATTTATGCTCTATTAACTATGATAATAATACTTTAACGATTAATTTACCAAGCGGCCCCGCTCAATGTATTACTCAGGAAATTAGAAATAATTGTCCTGTAGTGAGAGTAGTTGTACCAGATAATAGTTTTACGGTTTTAGACTCTATTTCTAGTAATTGTGATAGTTGTGGAGTTAAACCTAATAAAATTAATATGACGGCTCAAACACAAAATTGGGATATTGTTACTGAAACTAGAACATGTATACTTGGATACTTTTTAACTAGTGCTAATCCTAACGAAGACGGTCCTGTTCCTATGGGAGCCCAGACTATTGGATGTGGATATTGCTCTTTGTGTTGTAGCGACCAGTGTTGTGTAGACGAAGATACTAATGGTGGATATGGTCTGTGTGGTAAAGAAGCCCCAGAATCTTTCCCATGGACTACTTGTATATCTTTTGAAGGACCTTCTCTTTGCACTGGAGGAAATACTCGTTATCCCAGACCTACAGTGGCAGGATGCGATATTCGTGTTAGTTTCCCAGCTTCCCACCCAATAGCATTAAACAGAATGATCCAACTATGGAAACAACAAATGGATCAAACTCTTAAGAACACAGCCCCATGCTATAATAATAAAACACTTAATCTGAATGATATAGTAGAGGGTGTTGTGCCCGGATCTTGTAGTCAGGAAGTGCTTTATACATCAGTAAGTTATCCTGCTATGAAATATAGAGCTACTCTAGCTGATCCAGTATTTTCAGAAACATCCGTAACATATACTGTAGCATATTATACTTACTCATATCGTAGACCCAAAACCATACAAGATATATTAAAAACAGATGAAGTAAGAATAAAATGTAATGATATAAGATCATCTTGTCCATCAACAGCCCCAGTTAATACCTCTGAAGTATATAAAACTGTAGATTGCAATAGCGCACCAGGATGTTATAATACTGATATTCCAAAATGTGATAATGATAATTATTGTTGTCGAGCCGGGAAGACTAATTATGAATAAAACAGCATATTGTGATCTAGAAAGCTTAGATACTAGCTTTAATAATAAACCACTTTATAAATGTAAATACTGTGGATTGACTGTCGGGTTAGAACAACCTGACACTAAAATTATGTGCTTTAAAAAGCTAGAAGATTTAGCCCATCAAATACACGTTAATCATACCGACAACCCTAGTCTGAAAAAGCCTCAGCATATTTCTGGGGCAGATAATATGGGTAGTATTTTATTGGATCAAATTAAACAAGAAGCTATAGATAAAGAAAAAGCTGCTAAAAATACTCCAGAAAACCTTTGCTCCGCTGAGGAAATAGATCAAAGATTATCAATATGCAATGCCTGTGAGTATTTTAAAGATAATTCTTGTTTATTGTGTGGATGTACAGTTGTAAGAGAAGCCAACCACCAGAACAAACTAGCTCACAAAGACCAAAAATGCCCTGTAGATAAATGGGGAACTATTTTGCCGATCCAACCTTACTAAATCTAGTTATTTCTGTAACCCCTTGACCATAAACAGCATTAACTTGCAACACTTTGGTAGATCCACCAACCTTAATAATGATTGTCACTGGAACAACTGCTTGTCCAGACCAATTTCTGAAGTGGTGAATTCCTACAATGTATTCTCCATCTAAAGATTTACCAGCTGGCCAATAAACATTTTCGACTGGCTTATTAGTAAGATATGTGCGATTGGCATTCATATCAACGTCTAGCTCCCCTCCACACGCTCCATTTGGGCTCATCCAGTTGATAAAAGATAATCCAAAGTTGTTTTTAAAATTTACATGCAAATCAATATCATCTATAGTATTCCAACCGATAGAGACTTGTACATCTCCGGTTTTTGCTCCTGCCATTTTTAATCTTTCTCCAATAGAATCTACAACAACTTGATTACCAGCACCTAACCCTGTGCCACCTGCGTTTGTTCCAGAGGAGTTACTATTGGTGTTGGTGGTTTTATTACTGGTTTTAACAGATACTCGCTTTGGAGATGGTTCTCGTACCACTATGCGATCTAATTCTTTGGTGTCTACGCTCATTATAGGGTCTGACAGAGAGGCTGAATCCAGATCTGTTAGAGATAAATTTTCTTCTTCAGCAATTGCTAATTGATCATTAGTCTGTGCGCTATCCATTGCGGATATGGTTCCATCAACAACACTGTCATTGATGTCTTCTTCGGATACAGATTCTGTGGTTGGCAAAATATCTAAAACCGGTTCAGAATCAACAGATGCTGTTTCTACGTCATTAAAAGATAGGCTTATTTTTACTCTTTTAAGAGGTTCTTCTACAAAAAAGGTTAAAGACATAACCAATAGTACAAGTGTGTGAATAATACAACTTTGCAATACTCCACACCTATTTAGTTGATATACAACTTCGTCCAACCGATTCTTTAGGTTTTGTCTGCCTGATTTTTTTGCCATTTGTGCCAACCATTATTTGGTAACCAATTGTTTTCGTCATCTTTACGCTTAGGAAATAGAGTACCACCCTTTTTATGCTGACCGAAAGACAATATTGCCCCACAGTCCATACATCTTAGTTCATAATAATCGTTACCTTCGACATTACGAACTATAAACTTCAAATTAGTACTCTTACACAACCCGCACTTATCTTCTGAAAAGATCTCCTGAATTAAGGCTAATTCCTTAAAAATTTCCTTTTGTCCAGCAGCTTCTAATTCAAAAGATAATTTATCGTTGGCTGTATAAGTTACTTTCATAATATTATTTCCAGTTTGGTAGATACCCTGTTAATTCTTCTGTAATTTTACTCATATCTTGTTGATACGAGGTCAAATGTCTGATAACGCCTACTGCGTCCTCATGTGAGATATTATATATGTTCTCCTCAGAAATTGCAAGTGATTTTATTAAATTAACAACATTAACATTTAATCTTTGTGCAATTACATCTATAAAGTTGATTTGATTCACACTAATCTTAGATACTGAATTTGCATCTGGATGATCCTCAATTTCTTTAGCCATTTCTTCAGCAGCAACAACTTTCCTAAGTTTAAGACCTCTTCTTAGAGCCCTGCCTTCTGCTCTAGTTTCTGCTACGGCTACTGGATAATTACGATATATCTTGTCACAATTTCCCCAAAAAACGTCCGCAGCGCCAGTTACAGACCTAAATTTAGAATCTGCTGGTACAGAATCGTCTTTTAAAACATAGGAGATACGGTGAGAAACCGTGGCTCTTTTTTCATTAGACGGATCAGGACTTTGAACAACCTCACTAGATGAATCAATCATATCACAATTTAAAGCAATTTCAAACACACGCCTTAAACCGTCTGTGGTAGGATTGCCAGCGATTTTTTCATCATCAGACAATAATCCCAAAACATAATCGGTCCATCCTAGATCATTAGGTGTGACTTTTACTGGTGTTGGTTCTGTTGAATCCACAGACGCACTAGCCACTTCCGCCACCTTCTTTTCCTTAGCCATTATTCATCCTCTATGTTTGTTATAGTATTATTCTGATATGTTTTATTTTGTAAACAGTCTAATAGTCTTGAGTAAATTAAATTAGCTCTAGCATTAGAAAAATCCCTACACTGCTTTATCCTAATCAACGACAATCCCCTACCGATAATCAATCCATTCTTCTTCTCGTCATAACTCTGATTCTTTTTAAGAGCATCCTCTCCCCATATGGGAGAAAAATGAGACGGCCCATCAACTTCTATCGCTACGTTCATTGTAGGCAAGAACAGGTCAATTTGCAACTTGGTATTTGATAGCAATTGCTCCTTGTGCAATTCCACAGAGTATCCATCTGTTAAAAGCTTTTTTAGGATAAATTTTTCTAATTTTGAACCAGTTTTACTACTTAGTCTAGCTGCGGTATTTGCAGCTTTTACAATATTCCCCTTCTCTTCTTCACTTAGCTTTTCCCAATTTTGCCTACTTTTATCTTGTCTTTTTTGTAATTCATCTGGACTAAGATTATTCCATGCTCCCATAACTCCAGAACCAATTTTTTCTTTAGTTTCTTCGCTACGAGCTATTCCTTTTGTTGGATGCTTATGTTTCCCAGAAGACAAAGCATTTTTTTGAGCCTCACTCTTATCTCTAATGGGAATTTCGAATTTCTTAGCATCTCTTCTTATCTGATTAGCATATGTTCCATATAGTTCAGCAATATCTTGGAAACTTAGTTTTTCTTTAACATAATGCTGTTGTAAAACTGCTATTTTATCTGTATCAGTTAATTTTTTATATTTGTGAGATGACACCTTGAAGCTCCTGACTATTAATATCTTGAATTAAACTAAGGGGTTTCTTCCAGCAGATTTCACACAAGTCATATGTCTGCTGATTATCGGTAATAAGTTCAAAATTATTCTTCAAATATATGTTATGCCAAAAACCATGAGGAATAGATCCGTTATTGTGCCACTCTGGATTCGAGACATATAGTATTTGTTTTTTGGGAGATGGGAAGGTCTGAGTTAGCATGGCGCTCTTAACATCAAAAACAAAAAGAATACCGTCAAAGTATTTAGCCTGTTGGATATGTAACGTATAATATTTGTGTCCAACATCTATCTTATTAAATTGATTATTAAACAAGACTATATTATCATATGGACATAGACGACAGAGGTCGTTAATAGCTGTAATAATTTTATTTTGAACAGCATTATCTGGTTCAACATCCAATAAATAAAAACCTATATCCATGATTATCCCTTTATAAGTTTAGGAAGAAATTTGTTTTTAATAAAATATTCATAAGAAGACTCTTTAATATTTATATCAGTATTTTTTAAAATACGATTCTGAATATTTTCGAGTAGGTTTCCATCAAGAGAAATATTATCTATTTCGCAAACCTTCGCTTCTAATTCATAATTGTTATCCAGGTCTACCAGACACTTATAGGTATTAAAAATCAAACAAACATCAGGAGCATTCAATGTTCCCACGTTCTGAAATTTTTTATATGTCTGGGAATTAAATAATACTAGCTTTTCTTTAGTGGCCGGATATAAATATGGTCCTATGATCTTGTCATTGATCTCATCATTTTTTGATAAGAGAACAGCTATTTTGTCATTTCTCTGACCACCATCTTCTTTAGAGAAAATAGTATCATCATATAGTTTATCATAAAATAGCGTATCATTATTCAATGACTTAGTTGTTAAATAGTCTTTGCGTCCTACTCCAAGTATAGAAGTATTATTCCAAAAATCTATTAATTGCTCATTATTAATAGGAACATTAATAAACAAAACTATTTGTAGATGTTTTTCGTGCTCACTAATGAAATCATGAAACTCTTGAGTATATTCACTGGCACACAATACTATAACATCTGGCTTATGTTGATAATATATTTCAAAAAGATTGCCGTGGGCATTAGTAGATGATACTTCCAGCATATCATTGTCGTGATATAGATTTTTAATAAATGATCTATACTCGCTATCTGCTGAAATGTGAGTAATTACTTTGAGTTTTTTCTTCATAATTTATACTTTAATTTTGTGTTTGTCTTTCATTCCATAAATACTTATAACGTCATCTGACCCCAAGACTATTTGTTGATATTTTATGTTTTGCGATATTGACTTATTAATGATCTCAAATAAAAACATATTATCATAATAACTATCTATTGACGACAATATTTTTTTAATATCTTTATTACAGAGATAAACTCCTTCGCACCAAGAATGTTGTCCGACATTATAGAAAATATACTCCATCAAACCTTCTTCGTTGGTCACAGAACCCAAGAATTTGCTGTTTTGCTGGTTTGCTTTAATATTTTTGGACAACACCCAAGAGTGATTAAATGGCAGCTTCTTGGAGAGTGTCTGAGCCTTTATGATTACTCCATTATTGATAATAAAAACCCCGGCATACTTGTCTAGGTCGTGCTGGGCTAATATTAGTTTAATAGCATATCCATGACTCTTATTTTGAAATTCATTATTCAGAATGGTGTGGGTGTCTTTGGGCATAATTTTATTGAGCTTTTCATAGCCAAATCCAGAGACTACAAAAATATCAGTATTTTTGAATAGTTTTTCTAGTCCCTCCATTTGACATAGAATTAATTCTTTGCCATTAGCTTTAGATTTTAATAATCCAATAGGACCAAAAGACTTCATTCCTTTAGTAATTTCATAGGATAGTATTACTGAAGATATCTTACTCATTTGCTCTTTTCTATCACAGCTATAGAGTAAACATCTTCATGAACATGTTTAATTAGGTCAACTCCCTGGATAGATGATATTAGAGATAAAAATTCTGTTTCCATCCATGATGACTGAATATTACTTACCATTGAAGCGAATGATGATCCTGAACAGGTTCCGTTTTTGATCTTGTGACAAATGGATTCTGGATTTAAAAACCTAACCGTTAAAGATCCTCCACGAGTCAGCTTTTTGAGTAACTCCACAAATATCTTATCTCTTTTTTGCTGCGAAACTTTATCTATTGTAGTAAAAACAATAGCATTAACAAAGCCATTAGTAATTTGTGGAACATTGTCAATTTCTAAATTAGAATATCCATCAAGAACATCTGTTTCGGGATTGACTACTATATTAAGTTGATGAATCATAGTATAAATGCCTCCATATTAGCTTTGGTAATTAAAGAATTAAATTGCGTTTTAAAGTTCTGTAAAGGAAACCTCTCTATTACTTGGTCTCTATTGTCTTTTCTTTGTTGGTCTGATATAGGAAGAGCTAATTTAATAGCTTCCCCTATCTGATTAGCCGATTCAATAAAAACCAAACCATCTAAATTAGTATATTCTGTAGCTAGTGTTTGAGGCATCATAGTAATAGTTGAGCAACCAGCGGCAATAGCACACAAAAGATTAATAATATTATGTTCAGAGAGATCCACACAAACCTTGTAATTATTAAATTTTTGAGCAATCTCTTGAGTGCTCATGGAGCATGATTCCATGATATCACAAGAATAATTATTATTCACCAGAGCTTGTTGAATTTGTTTAGCGTAGGGAGTATCTTCAAAATTCAGCACTAAGACATCTTTTCTATTTTCTGAAGGAGTATCATTTACAAATATTTCTGGAATACCATACTTAATAACATGTCCATTACTGGTTCTCCAAGACTCCTTACTAGATTCTGTAAAAAAGACTTTGGTTTCTTGGACTAGTCTTTGATCCATGAGTAGAGAATCTTCTTTTTTAATATACGGAGGCTTGTGAGAATGTGTACAGATAATACTGTTTAAATGCAAATGTTTAAGATTATTAGATGTATATCCAAGAATATTATTCGTAATAGATAAGTTATAATTATACAGAGAAATAAGATCATTTGGTAAATTGATAATATTATTTGTTCTATAGTTATTCTTACCTTGCCCAAATATATAGTACGTATGATCATTAATACTAGCTAAAAGATGATCAAACATATTATTTTGAGGATAATATACTATATTGTGCTTATCGTCTGTAAATTTTTCTAGAATATTACCAGTAATAAAGCTCAGATACATAGATTGTCCCCGATGTGTTGATAACTAAATTGATTGATGATGTTTCTTCCTAGTGATCTTTTTTCTTCAAGCTTTTTTTGCTCGGTTTTATTCATAGTATATGCGGATCTCATTTTTTCGATCAGATCATACATATTAACTCTGTACCAATATTCATTAGCGTTGTATATATCATAGTCCGCTGACAAAGTTCTTTGATTGATGACGACCGGAGTCCTGTGGCTTTGAACTATAAAACCATTGTCATGATTAACATAGTCTATCATGCCAGTATTGTCTGTTACAATGGGGGTTTTACCTAATACAAGAGCTTCCGCTGCTGGGCGACAGAATGCCTCTCCATATGAAGGCATAACAAAACAGTCACAAGAATTATGTAGCCCAATAATATCTTTATCTGATAGTCTATCTGTAATTACAATTTCTTGTTTGTATTTTTTACTAATATTCAGCTGTTTTTTAATAGTCTCAATGTCTTTCTCAATAATTTTTTGAGAATCGACAACAGACATACCAGATATATTAGTTTTAATAATTAGAGATACTGATTGGGTCATATCGAAAGCTAAATGAAAAGCTGTTACTAAATCTTGAATATTTTTACGTTCAACATATTCACCGATAAAATAAAACTTAAAGGTCTTTTTTACTAATGAATGAAGATCTAGAGTATGCTCTCTATTATTGTTAATAAAGTCTACATCTAAAGGCTGAGATACTACCTTGACTGGTTTAGTCACTCCAGACTTTAACAAGCACTTCTGTTCTTGTTTACTAGGTACCCAAATTTCATCCATTTGATTAATATTGAACAAACAGGATGAATTACCTATATGATTAGTTTCTAAAACGAATAAGCCGATATTTTTCTTAAACCTTTTATTATAGAATAGGCCGTGAGGTAGGGTCTTTTGAATAACTACATCATAAGAATCATATAATGAGTTTTCATAAGCTAAAATATCATCAGCTATTACGTTGGATGGAGAACCTAAAAACACAGGTCTAGTTGTTAGGTTGTGCTTTTGAGAAGCTAAAGCCCTAATATAGCTTTGGGTAGCTAAACCCCATCCGTCTTGTTGTCTATACGGTCCTACGAACAATACATTCATTTTAGATTTTCTTTCATATGAGCATATTGAATAAAGTCATCAGTTCTTAGATTTTCCTGATTTGCCTTTGCATTTTGTGCTAAATTATTATTATTGATAAGGTTATTAACCACATCTAGAGCCTTTTGTAAATCATATGGCTCTGTTTGTATTCCATTTATAGCAAATCCATAGTCCAAATCTTTAATCATATTTAATAGTATCATAGATGATGCAAGCTGGTGTTGTGGCATATTCTTGGATACTGAGTGCGTCATAAAATCATATGGATTCACTCTATCTTTTGGTTCTTTGATGGGTTCTAGCATTGGTAGATTTTCTGACCATTTGCCTTGTGTCCCAGTAAGCTTAACATTATCAAAATATTTTTCCCACTTTTGGGCAATATGGTCCCAATTATAGTGTTCTTCTGTTAGCTTTCTGGTTTCAAATCTTTTTTGTTCTTTTAAGAAATCAGGAAGGCTATGATAATTATGTAGTATTTCTACAAGATGATCATTGTCTGGGTATGCACGAACCGCTTTGGTTTCTAGTTCCTTAAAAAATTGATTAATTTTGACTGGATAACCATTGACTTTTCTCACTACGTCACTCATAGCACTATAGTCTACGGAAGCTATTGGTACTCCGCAAGCTGCTGCTTCTACTTGAGGCATACCAAAGCCTTCGCAAATAGCATATTGAACATAAATATCAAAGCTATTAATAATAGTAGCTAAAGCCTGAGATTTTACTCCAGAGCTTACATTCGGCATGGAAAAAGACTTTTGTCCGCATCTTGGACAGAACGCCAAAGGGTGCTGAAACAAAGATGGCTGAAGAAATGAGCAATTTTTACAACTATATGTAAATAGAACCCTATTACCTACCTTATATTCTTTTAATAATTGTGGCAAGTCCCAACCGGCATCTGGATAGCTGGTATGTAAATATAGATATGTTTTTTCCCCAATAGGATTATTTTCTGACTGAAACCTATCTAGCAATTTACGCAAAGAAACAAAAAGCTCTGGAATAAGCTTTCTCTTTTGGTTACGCATCACAGAGCCGATAATGAAACTATTTTCATCTAAGCCTAAAGCTTTTTTCACAGACTTCTTATCTGCAATAATATTAAAAGTATCAAGATCAACACCGGGAGATGTTGTGTCAATATACTTAATTTGATTATTGCTTTGTTCTAATACGGTGTCTTTACCAAAGTCAGAATATGTAAAGATAGCATCAGCGTGCATAAAAGTATCAATCCACTCCTCTTGTTGTGGAGCAGAGTCTACTGTTGGCATAAGTGCCCAATGATAAAATGGGCGTAGTGGTGAAAACTGCTGATAAGAATTCATCCAATAGTCTCTTACATCAAATACGATGTCTGGTTGAAAGTCTAAAAGAACTCTTTCAAACCTCCATCTCCCGAACTGATTTTCCATTGAGCTATTATATTCTTTATGTCTTGGATCTCTATCGTCCACAGCATTGGCATAATATCTCCAATGAATATCTACGTCTTTGGGATCATTAACTTTCCCATAAGAAGCAAATTCTGCTATTTCATATTTACCAGTAGCGTGGAGTCTTTTTAAGATTTCTTTGGCATAAGTACCAAAGCCCGAACTTAAAAAACTGGCTTCAGAACACATTAAAATTTTGAGTTTTTTGTTAGACATAAAAAATGGGGGGTGTTACCACCCCCATCTCTTTAAAGTGATAAGATTAGAATATAATTAGAAGCTGACTACTTCTTCCGACTGTTCCTTACTCTTCTTTGATAGCTTAGTGATCTTAGAAAAGTTATTTACTCTAACCTTGAGAGAATTGTGCTTGACACCATCCTTCTCCCATGAGTCATTCCTTAGTGAACCTTCCACCAGAACAAAATCGCCCTTCTTAAAGGACTGTCCGATAATCTCGGCACCACTATCCCATGCTTCACAAGGCACGAATGTAGTCACCTTATCTCGTTCACCATTCGCCTTAGTGTATTCACGAGAAACAGCAACAGTAAAATTCACTACTGATGTCTGCTTTCCGCCAGTGTTAACTACTCGCATCTCTGGATCTCTAGCTAAATTACCACGTAGAATATTAATATTCATCAAGTTCTCCTTAAAATTAAAAAACCAAGGTCCAACACACACTGCTCCATATTATAGTTTGAGGGCCGTCCGCGTCAAGTTTTAGGAATATACGTCTTTTCAACTATTAGCGAGTCGCCAGACTTTGCTCTGTTGCCCTTTACAATAATAACATTACCATCAAATAAAATATTTCGATAAGCTTTGTAGGCTTCTGGGAAGAATACAACAGAGTCTATTACTCCTGTGCCATCACTCATAGTAACAAACGCCATCTCTTGTCCCGGTGTCTTACCAGATTTAGTTTTAGTAACACCCACACTTTCAATTTCTCCACACAACAAAATATTGTCTTTGAGAGTGGTATTTTTAAAGTCTTTACAGGTGGTATTAGTCATGGTGATATCATACATATCAACTTTGGAACATGTGATACTGCATCCTAAAAAGGCATCTTCAGCATCAGCGATCCAGTCTGGATTGTCTTCTAAAGAATACGGCGGTTTGTTATGACTGTTAATTAAATCCAGTATAATAGCTTTTCTGTTCTTATTAGACTTTCCATTATGGTATAGATCATGAAGAGCATCTCCTATTGATTTATATTTATATAGATTAGCTATAATAAAGTCTGATTCTTTTTTAGTTAACTCTGATACTAAACCAAATTCAAATAGCATAGCCACCCTGTTCTTACCCAAGAATGACATTGCACCACTTTGTATTAATGCTTTAGCAGATGTAGAATTGATATTGATCAAAACCATCATGAGCATTTCTATCCAGTTCATTGTGTCAAAATCTAGCTTCTTCTCTTCTTTCAGTTTAACCAATTTGTCAAACACAGACTGTCCGAAACCTTTAATGTCTGTTAGGCCAAAATAGATCTTATTATTTTTGAGGATGAATAGTTGATTTAAGTTTCTTATGTCTGGTATACAAACAGAAACATCCATTTCATTAGCATTCTGCACCAATTCTTTAATCTCTGCTTTTGGATCAATCTTGTCTTTTGCAAATCTTAGGTATGCTGCAAAAAAGATCTTGGGGAAGTGAGCCTTAGTATAAGCAGACAAATAACTATTAATAGCATAACTAACGGCATGAGATTTATTAAAAGAATATCTCTGAGACTTTTCAATCCAGCCGAAAATTTCTTCTGCCTGAGAAGTGGCTACTGTTCCAACTTTTTCTGTACCTTCTAAAAACTTAATCTTAATCTTAGCCATCTCTTCTGGCTTTTTCTTACCAATAGCTTTTCTTAACATATCTGCTTCTTGAAGATCAAAGCCAGCTACGATTTTAGCAATTTCCATAGCTTGCTCTTGATAAATCATTTCACCATATGTCCCCTTTAAAATAGGCTCTAAAGACGGATGATAATAGTCTACCGATTCTTGACCATTCTTTTTATCTATAAAATGGTTAGAAACTGATTTACCATCTCTAAAAGCTTCCAAGCATCCCGGCCTCATAATACTAATTAAGGCAGAAAGCTGTTCGATATTCTCTGGCTTTAATTTTTTAGCCATAGATTTACCAAGCCTAGACTCCAATTGGAAACACCCCTTGGTATTTCCATCTGAAATTAGATCCCAAGTCTTCTGACACTCCAAACTAATCTCTTCTATTTTTGGATTAAATTTAAGAGTCATCCTGTCTTTGTCATCATGTTCAGACAGAACATCAAAAGAACATCCGCAACTATATTGAAATTTTTTAGACATGTGATGGTGACTGGAATGAATCCTTAAACTTAATTTTATTACCTAGATTACGATGTAGCCGCATAAAACGAATCAAAATTTCTGCACAGTCTTTAACGTCTTTTAAAGCATCGTGAGCCCCTTCTTTATTTATACCTAGATAATCTCTAAGAGTATCCAAAGAAAGATTTTTTAGATCTCCATTGTTTTCAAACCAATAGAATACTAGATTCATAATATCTAATACGTCTCTGGGATAAAAAATATCACTTCGTTCTTCCTTATTTGTATTGCCATACTTACGACTTAACCTATCAATAATTGGCAAGTCAAATCTATTGATATTGTAACCAGCAGCAATAGGAGCGCTAAATTGGCTCTTTTTGCTAGACCGAGTATGATGCATTGTTAGATAGTTGGTAAACAATTTCCAAGACTGATCTTGAGCAGGGTACTTCTTCCATTCTTCTAAGATAGCTTCTTTTGAGGAACCTCTTACCTTAGCATGAAAGTCTAAGATATCTGTGGTATACTGATATTGCTCATCATTCGATAATACTTCTGGTTTAAAAAAGATATTAAATTCAGAATTGGGAACAATCTCCAATTTTAAAGGATCAATAATCACTGCCGCAATTTGAACAGGACTACAAGATTTTGGATCCGAGCCATCTGTTTCAAAATCAAACACACAAATTTTGTTGTAATTAATCATGCTTGGGTGGTATCTCCTAGGACTTCGACCTCTACTAATGGTAAAACTTGAATTCTTTGTTGATCATTATTGATTCCCTGAGCATTAATAGCTGAACAACAGCTAATTCTCTCCTCTGGAATTTTTCGGTAATCATTACCTTCGTGTCTAAAAGTTGCACCGATTGCTACGTCCATAAACTTTTGCATTGCCATGATTAGTCTCCTTTTGCTAAGATGTCTTGAATAGTCATAATTTTATCTAACATTGCCACCCCAAGAATATCAAACTTGATAATACCTAACGCTTCTAAATCCTGCATCTCCATACCAGCTATGAGTTGATCATTTTTTGAGTCATAGACCATAGGACACAGAGTATTTAATGGTTGAGCACTAATTGCAATACCAGCCGCATGTTTAGACTGATTAGACTTAGTACCTTCTAATCTAATAGCCTGCTCAAATCGTTTGGCAAGCGGTCCTTGCAATTCGTTTTTTTCATCTATATAGCACCATTCTTTCAGTTTATCTGGCTCATTTTCAAGTGCCCATCGAATAATGGATGCTTCGCCAGTTTCTTCTTTCATTTCTTGAAGATCATCAGCAATTTTAGCTTCATCTGGAATACTTTTAGTAATCTTATTCATTTCATCAAAAGATATATTACCATAGACTCTTAATACGTCCTTAATAGCTCCACGACCCTTAATAGTATTAAATGTAATCATTTGAGAAACCTTATCAGCCCCATAACACTGCTTAATATATTCGATTACATTTTCTCTCTTATTAATCGGTACGTCTACGTCAATATCAGGCATAGAGATATGATCTTTACTATTTCGTCCAGCATTATAAAATCTATCAAACAATAAACCATATTTGATAGGATCAATACTAGTAATACCAATTAAGTAAGAAACCAAACAACCAGCTGCACTACCTCTTCCCGGTCCCGGAAGCCAGTTATTACTTCTTACATAATTGACGATATCTTGTACTATTAAAAAGTAGCTAGAAAGATCTGCTCCTTGTAGAACCTCTAGTTCGTACTTAATTCTATTCACATAATCATTTTGAAGATCTTTATCTATAACATTGGCAATTTTATCTCTCCATCCATTACGACACAACTGCCTTAGATATTCATCTGGATTAGCCCCGTCTGGACAAGGAAAGGGAGGCAAATGTGGCTTATCCAAGATATTATAGTTTTCGCACAATGCGTCTACTAGCTTGGTATTTTCCATTTCTTCTTCGGTATGAAAATGACCCATTTCTTCTGAAGACAGGATATGGAAGTTGTCGGATGTAAAAAAGCACCCAAGAGGCACTTCCTCATCATTGCTAATCTTTCTGCTGATCTCTGGGAAGGTCGTTTTTAAATTATTACAGAGAAGCACCCTTTGATCTACAGCGTCCTCCTTACGGCAATAGTGAGCGTCTGGCGTGGAAATGATTTTTGTATTGGTAATTTTGGCCAAATCCCTCATAGCACCAGTTAAAACTGTTTGAATAGGAGAATTGACCGAATCCATCAATTGTGCCTCCAAGAAGAAATTATCCTTACCAAAAATGTCTTTAAGTTTACCAATTTGGTCAATACCAATATTTCTCCAGTCTCCAATCAACTGATTATTCTCACTAATCTTATCTGCTAAGTAAGATCCAGCATGACCACAAAATCCAATAATATTATTATTACAATATTGTGCAAGAGTTTCGATATTTAGTCTGGGTTTATGATAAAAATGATCTGGTTGATTAGATTCGGATACAATTCTAATAAGACTCTTCCACCCCTCATAATTCTTAGCTAGAATAACGAAGTGAGTTAAGTCTTTATTCTCTTTGGTTTTAATCTTAGGATCTTGATCGCAAAGATAAACCTCACACCCAAGAATAGGCTTGATGCCCTTCTTTTTCATTTCTGTATAAAACTTAACTGATCCAGCAATATTACCATGATCTGTTAATGCACAAGAAGTTGCTCCTATCTCTTGACATCTTTCAGCAATAGTTCTTGGCTGCGAAAGTCCATCCAAAAGTGAGTACATAGCCCACCTAAGAATGGACATGCAGAGGCACATATCCTCTAGTCATGTCCATATCTAATTGTCTCCTTATTTAGTTGTTTTATCCAAAATATTATACGGTGCCGGGTGCCTTGTAGTGACCTATACTATAACCGGGAGCCTGATACTTGTCAATGACAGCTTTCATTCCAGTTGTGTCTACATCATGCTTAACTTGTTCACACTTGGTCATACATTGATCTTTAGATGTTAGTTGACCATCTCTATATTCTATTAATGGTTCTATTGGACTATTAGCAAATGTGCTTTTTCCAAAATGACATAATTTACTACATTTCCAGCTTTTATTTAATTGTGGCTTTTGGGTATTTTTAATAGTTTCAAATTTTTGTTTTAACATAATTTCTGTTTTATACAAATCAGTCTTATCAAAACAAATAGTAAATGCCCCACCATCATTAATAAAATTAATAGATATCATTACATGTTCAATCTCCGGATACATATGTTGAATTGCGTAATGATATATTCTTAATTGAGGATCGTTTTGTAATTTCTCTAGGGTCTTTTCTTCCCCAGTTGCCCAGTCTAATCTTCTTCCCGTTTTCCAGTCAATAACTTCTAGAGTATTATCATTAACCTTAGTTATAAGATCAATAGTTCCTTTGATAGCAAGATTCCCTTCGAGGATTCCATCTTTGGTTTCATATCGGTAGGATGACCAAGGTTTCTTGATCTCAAGATCAAAGCGTTGCTCTGGCTGAACAATATGTCTATTTCTAGGATCAAACATACCCTTATTATATTCTAGGGCCTTCTTAATCCATGCATGACAATCCTTATGGTCTTTTGGCTCCCATATATGATGAGTGAATTGAGAAGTATAATACTTATATACTTGATCAGTGATGGTGGTGATACTGTAATTATTAATATCTACTGTTCCAACAACATCATCTTCAAAAATCGGATTATTATTTTGGGTATTTAGTTTAATAAACGCTAAAATTTCTAGCGCCTTATGACAAATAGTGCCTTTATCTGCTTTCTTATTAGAAGGAGATCGTAATCCAAGAATATATTCAAACATATATTGCATGGGGCACATAGAATGAGTGCTATAACTAGAGCTTCGTAAGTATGTAATTATCATTTATTATTAGCTACCATTTTACATAAGGAAATAAATTGTTTATCTGACATATCCATTTTCATAGTATTTATTGTTTTGTGTACCCATTGCACATTATCAACAACATATCCTTTGCTAGAATCTATTCTATCTAAAGATGCGGTAATATGTGTTTTAGATTTGGATCCCCAGGCTTCTGGAAAATTTAATTCAATTCCAGATAATGAACATTTTTTGTCTTGTTTCAAAAATAATTTCCATAAATAATCTCCATTAAGATTAAAAGTTAAATTTTTTCTATGAGCTCTATTTTTTAGAAGATATAAGTAAGACCTGTGTATTTCTCCATATTTTATTGTATTTTTTTTAGCCTTGCCAAATCTACTATTTGGTTTTATCTTATATTTTTTTAAATACCTTAGCACTACAGTTTTTGATGAAATATTTAATTCTTTAGCAATTTGTTGTGCTGGTTTTCTTTGTTTGACATAGTGTTCTAATAAGTAGTCTTTAGTAATGATGTGTTTTTGTTTCATATTATATCCTTTTAAAGTGTCTAATAAGATATACACTAGATACATATTTAGACACAAAATTATTTAACTATAATGAGAACACCCCTTTGTGTTGCAGAAAAGAAAGGATAAGATCGAGTTGGGTTGGAATATCTAATAATTCGTTGGGTACAAATAGATCAAAAAGATTTTGAGGATATACCAGAACATCTAGTGCTGTCTCGCTGGCATGTGTAGAATTATAGGGATTTCTATTGAGCTTTATGACTAGTCCACCAGCGGATTGAACTGCTTCTACTTCGTTAGGAAAACGACAATCAGCTATAATAGCTAGGTCTGGCTTGTCTTGATTAATTTTGTTAAGGGTAGCACTAGTCCAGACATCGTTTTTCATTTTACGAAATAAATCAGTTCCCACAAATTGCATAACTTCTCTAGCCGTTAGGTTTTTACCTTCCCATACAATATCTGTCATGGTATTCTTATCTACATCTTCGCCATAACATTGCTGGTGAGTTAAGCCCAAAATATTAACACAAATATCTTGCTTAAGAGGATCAGCAAAATTATATATCTTCCCTGATTTACCACCTAATGATTTAAAATAGGCAAGAGTGGCTTCTGAGCATGTGGTTTTACCAGATTGTTTTCGTCCAGCAAAT